AATTCTCTAACCCCATGAAAACCAATTTTAAATAAATTATTCCCGTCTACTAATAACGTCTTTGTCAAAACACCTCAATTAAAGGGTTACACTTCTTTTTCTTCTTCCAATCTGAAGTCACCTTCAGTTCCGATAACTTCTTTCCAGTAGTCTGCCTGTTCTGCTTTGTAAGACTCAATAGATTTTTTTTCTTCAGCGGCATCTTTACCCGCCAAGAATCCGTGAGGTGTTACGATGATTTTACCATCCTCATAACCCAATCCATTGATGTGGTTCTTCATTACAGAAACTTTTGTTCTGGTTGCAAACTTAACCTTTCTTTTGTCTTTCACTGCGGTGATTTTGTTTGTTCCCGCATTCTTTTGATTACCAAACAAGAACACCAAAGATGAATTCAACCAAATTGATTCACCACCTTTAGCTTTAATCTTTGGTTGACCAAAAGGATTGTCAGGTAGTTCAACCCACGGTTGGTTTACAATAACCAATGTGTTTTCGTATTTAGAGTCCGCTTTACGAGAACCTGAGATACGTTGGTTGATACCCATACCAATTTTGTCTGCTAGTGTGGCCGCGTTGTGTTGTTTACCTCCTTTACCTTCGTAAGTCATCTTACAAGGTACGGAACCCACAGAATCCCACATAAATAAAAGGTCGTAATCCAATTCACCTTTTTCTTGAGCGTCTAACAATTCATTGATATAATCAGTAATCTGTTCAATATATTCAAAGTTGTTGTTGAAGATGAAGAATCCGTCCCAATCCAATTCACCTGTTTCCTCATCAACCACTTCCTCACATTCAAAACCCATAAGCTTTGCGTGTTCAAAAGACCACTTCTGTTCTGTGATGATAAAGACAGGTAGGGTACCTTTTTTCTGTGCGTCAACGGCAGTTTTAACAAGTGCGGTAGTCTTACCTGTATCCGAGTGACCCAAGAACATATTCAAGTGACCAATCGCAGGACCAGGAACACCAACAGCATCCAAAAAGTCTTCACCCAAATCAAAAAATCTTTGGGGTTTGTATTTTGCAGAAGTTGAGAACTTCTTCTTAATACTACTAAAATCTTTTTTCTTTATTGCCATATTATTTTTTTAATTAAAAGATGGTGCAGACACCGCCTGCACCATCAGATTAGTTTTCTTAGAACGGTAGGTTGTCGTCAATGTCCATGTCGTCTTGAGGGTCATCCATATCTTCATTAACTGAAGACTTAGTACCTCCGATAGTCATTTCAGATTCTTCACCGTAAACATATTTTTTAAGTTCACTGTCCCATACAGGTGTTTCACCTCTTGCAATTGCTTCCAAATACTCAACTGGTTTTTGTGAATACACATCTTGCCATGTCAATTCATCTTCAATCCACTCTTTCATTTGGTCGGAATCTTCGTGAATAGGACATGGGTCATCATACATAACAGTTTGTACCACAGTATATTCAATTCCTTTTGGTGTTTTTGCTTTTGACAACTCGATAATCAAATCTCTACCTTCGTTAGCATCGGTAACATCACCTTTAGCTTTCCAAATAGGAATGATTTTATCCAAGATACCTTCTTGTTTGTAATTGTCTTTGAATCTCCAAAACTTAGGTCCGTGTTCCTCGTGGTCGCGGTCAATAAGTTTTACAATGTAGAATTTACGTGGACGGTATTGACGAGCCAATTCTTTATCGGACTCTTTACCTGTTGCCATCAACTCTTCGTAAACCTCTGTAAGTGGTGAACGCTCACCATCGTTTTTACCTGGGTCGTAGAGTTTAGTCCATTTACCGTCAACTTGAACTTCGTGGTACCATACCTCTTTGAATGGTGAAGAACCATCAGATGTTGGTAGAATACGAACTCGTTTTTGTCCTGACTTATCACCTTTAGGTAGGTAAGTGGTAAAATAACGCTTTAGTCTATCTTCTTGGGACATAGACTGATTCCCGTTGTTGTTTTTTGTGGTGTTCTTCTCATACTGAGCCAACACCGCGTCAAGTGCATTTGCCATTTTTCTCTTTTTTACTCTTTTTAAAAATTTATTACTCGATTTCTCTTATTTAAATATAACACACAAGTTTGGTTTGTCAAATGGTTATAAAATAAAAAAGACCACGAAGTGTGGTCTTATTATAAAAATGATTTTTTAAAAAATCAATTACATTTGTTCATCTTCAAACGGTGCGTCAAATGATTTCTTAATGTCTCCATTAGAATAATTTTCAACTTCGTCTGATGTTAAAATATATTCATTTTTACCAGTCTTTTCCATTTCAACTTCTTTATCCATAAAAAAGTCAGTAAGTTTTTGGTTATAAGGATATGAATCTAAACTTCTTAGTTGTAACTTTTCTTCAGGTGATTTTTGACGGTACTTTTCAACTTTGTTTTCCAAGTCATTAATTTTTTGAAGTATTTGGTCCATATCAGATAATTTACTTGTTAAATCATTTAACCTATCCATCATGGTTTCCATATATTCTTCTTGTTTTGCTGACATGTCTTTTTGTGTGGTAACCAAATCTGTAATATCTAACTCTTCTGTTCCACTTTCTTCAGTCGCATCAATTTCTTCACCTTCAACACCTGGTTCGTCAACTAATTCAACATCAGGGTCAGTTTCAACATCCACAGGTTGTGCATCACCTCCCGTAGTATCCAACTCCTCTTCTCCCGGCATTGGTGTTTCTTCAGTACCCGCATCTGCCGGTGGAGGCGGTAAAGTAGATTCCTGTTCAGAAATGTATTTATTGATTCTCTTATATTTTGAGATTTCTTCTAATATTTTTTTATCTACTGACATCTTAGTATTTTTTTTAACCGTTTAAAAGAGTTTTAACACCTTGTGGTGTTTCAACCTTTAAAGTCCTGTTTAATTTCATAGTGTTATCCACTCTTTCAATAAGGCCGTCTCTCATTCTAACAGTATAGCAATCACCTGTGTCCAAGTCACAAACTTCTTTGTAACCGTCACCCGTATCTTTTTCAGTGATTCTCGTGTCTTTTGACAAATACTGGTCTAATAAAGTTTTTGTATTCATAATCTTTTTTATAATAAATATACGATAAATTACATTTTTCTATATTTAGTTGTTATCCCAAGCATTATTCTTTCTATTGAAGGTGTCATAAGCACTGTCAAATAACGACTTAGCTTTTGTATTTGTATTTAATTGACCATCAACAGTTGCAATAATTGAATCATCAATGTTACTACCTGCGGTTAATTTTTTATCGTATGTTGTAAATCTTAAAGTATAGTACCATATATATGTGAACGCCTTAGCTAAATCATTATTTATCTTACTATTAACTAAAAACGCATCTATAATTTGCGAGTATTGTTCACATACTTTACCCATAAAATCTATAGATTCACCTGAATTATCAAAAGCCAAATAAGGAACAAAATAATCACCATCTTTAATACATGTTTGTTTTTTAAAGTCTACGGTCCATCTATCATTTTCCTTCATGTTTTTTAAATTGAAGTAGTTGTAATTAAAAGCACTAACATTTTGACCTGAGCCAGATTCTACATATCCAACACCAAAAATATATTTTTTAACATTTTCAGATAAACTTAATTGGTTTATACCATTTTTAAATTGAGTTTGATTTAAAGTAGTATTTGATATAGGTTCATAAGGTTTATCTAATTTCTGAACGGCAATACACTTATTATCCTCGCCCTGTCGTTTATTATTATTAGTTGTTGAACTATTTCTTATTGAATCTTGTCTTTGTAATGTATCACCTGTTAATCCAGTATTAGCACTTGCCAATCTTCTCATATCGTCCATATAACTTTGAACTATGTCCCTATTCACACTAGATATTAACGTATCAGGCATTTGTAATGAGTACTTAGTGGCTCTAACACCTTCAAAAGTTGTCACAAAATCTCTAGACGATATATCGTGAGTAACGCTTGTAATCAGGTAAGGGCCGTAGAACATTGGTACGTATCTTAAATTAAAATACATTGTTGGTTGTATCATTACATTACCCATTGAAACAACTGTACAGTTGTAACTACCGTTTTTATAAAAATTATAAAGATTTGCAGTTTGTTGAGCAACTTTTTGACCTTCAGCCATTGAACCCATGTTTGCAAGTATTTGGAACGTTGGAGCTATGTTTTTCCTTTGTGACATATCAATTGATATTGACTTAAACATATTTTGATTTCTCGTACCAAAGTCGACATTAAACGCAACAACTTTATTTCTGTTTGAGAAGTTAGTTACTCCATCTTCTGACACCCTAACTGCAGATAATGCTGGTTTAGTAATATCAAATGAATCGTCTTGATACAAATAATTGTCATTATCGGCAGATGTATTAATGGTTTCAGAAACTTTACCAACATATATTGCCAAGAATTTAGGTTCAGAACCATGGGTATCAACCTCTAAAAATGTACCAAATGCATTATTCGCAATGTCACTAAATGAAGGGTCAGGCATACCCTCTTTAACTCTTTGGTTCCTACCATAAAAATTAGCGTATGATGGAGTAGGCATAAATACAAAATTATTTTTTTCTAAAATAGAACCCATAAGTGATAATACACTTTGGCTTGAATTAGCATTCTTCAAGAAATACCTCATATCCTCAATGTTAATAATAACATCGTCACCAACAGGTCTATTTGCCTTATCTAAAAATAAAAACTCCTCAAATAATGTTTTACCTTTAAAATCTTGACCTGCAACCCATCTATCATTAAAGTTTTTAAATGTTGACCATAATTCATTCTTTGGTACGTCACCATCCAATTTAGAAATTCTAACTTCTGTAGGGTTTTGTTTAACTGATGGTAAATCTTTATTTAACTTACTAAAAATTTGATTTAACATATTATTTTGAAAGTTTATTTGTTGTGTCATAAAACTTTCAAAGTCTTGTAAAAAGTCTGCACGACCATAATTGTTATCGTTATATTTTTTACTCGCAAATATTTTAATTATTGTTGATAGGTCCCTAACATTTTGTTCGGTAAACCTAATATTCATTGTAGGGAAAAAGTCAGTGATATATGAACCATCACTACTATACTTCATACCATCTTCTGCATAATCACCAACATACATGTATAAAGCATCCCAAGCTTCAGGGTTATTAATTTGACTTGTCGTTAAATTAACTCCGTTAGTTGCTGTGGGTACACTTCCATCGATATATGTGTCAAACAATATCGGGTCGACAGGTTTTATTGATTGGTTAGAAGAAAACGAGTCAAAAGCACGTCTATTAAATTTACCAGGATTACCAATTTTTAAGATAATATTACTTTCAATTAATTGCTCAGAATTAACTTTAACAAAATTATCTAATTGTTTTTCGGCAATTTTTTTAGCATCTTCTTTTGGGTTAATATTAGTTAATGAAGGTTTTTCAACAAAAAGAAGACTCTTCATTACCTTTTCTATGTTGAAATCATACGCAACTGTATATTCCCCTAAAAATTCATCGTTATTAAACTGAGATGGGTTATATACAATAGGACTATAATCTTTTTCTTTTTTACAGAAATTTAAGAAGTGTCTTTCAAATTCATCCAACATTTCTTTTGAGAATATTGAAAATATTTCTTCAATTGATTTATAATTAAACTCACTAGCCTTATTTAATAATGTAAAAGCGGTTTGAGATTCATTGTCTTTATCAATTACTTTAAGATATTCATTTGTTTCAGGTTTTCTTATCCAACTATTATTAAAGTACCCGTAATTAGGTGCCGACCATAATGTCCTAACATTACCATTTTGTATTGCAACATTAGTATTATCAATAGGTTGTTTTAATTTTCCTTGAGAGTTAAGACATTCTCTTTGGGCTTGATTAAATTTGTTATACCCCGCAGATGGTATGATTAAAAGTTTACCTTTAGAATCATCATCAAAACTTTGGTTTCCATCAATGTCAAAATATTGAAACCAACTTTCATAAAACAATGTTCTACCTGTGTTAGACTCATCATATCCTTGCGATAAATTATCTAAACTATTAGTATCACTTTTAAAATTCCCGTTAACATATAAATCATTTAATTCTGTATTATCGTAATTTACAAATAGGTCTTTATTAGTAAAAAATTTATAGGTGTCATTAATAACCTTAGGGTAAAATCCGTTTTTAATAGTTAATAATTCCTGTCCTCCTCCAATACTTTCTAATTTCTCAGGTTGGTATGGGTAATTAAAACCATTGTAAGTTATAGTGTCATAAATTTTATTTATATTATTTGTAATCGGGTCATATGCGTTTACATAATCAAAGTCATCCCAAATATCATCTAAAATATCACCATTACCTTTTTTATCTTCTTTATAACGATGCCATATTGAACCATATTTTAAAATCCAAAGATATGGTATTTTGTGTATTGCCGCAAATTTACTTAAACCCGCAAATATATAATTACCGTTTTCAGTTGTTGTTGAACCGTCATCTTGTTCTTTACTTGATATGTATTTTTCACTTAGTGTTGGTAATGGTAGTGAATTCAAGTAAAGGTAACCTAAACCAACATATGGGTTATCAACACTAAAAGTTTCATTATCAACCCCCTTCATTAATGCATTAACAAAGTATGGTGTGTTCAATAATGAAGTACTTTGTTTTGACACTAAATTATTAGTTACAGTATCATAATTAGTACCATAATCCAATGGACTTTCCGTTAAGAAATAATCTTTGTTTTCTCTATTATCAAAATATAATTTTACTTGGTCATTAGTATTATATTGGGTAGATAAACTACTGTTATTTGCACTTTGATTTGGTGAGGTAGATGTGTTTGTTTTAAACTGAAAATACGTTAGGTATTTATCGGTCTCTTTACTACCCCCGTTTTTATCATCATCAAATGTGGCCAATGTTTTCTTGAGTAAGTTAAAACTCATAATATCAGTAGTACTATTGGCATCTTTAACATTACCTATAGCAGTACCGTTTGATAAATTATTTTGTTCCCAAGTTAAGTTGGTAAATGGAAAAACATCTAAAAAAGTTAAATCGTTAGATGAGGTACCTGTTATATACTCAATTAATTGATTTACTGAATCAGTAGACGCGACCACTTCTTTTGAATTAGGTAATACGCTTTCAATACTATATATCCCAAAATCACTCTCGGTATATCCTTTAATATAATTTTGAGTAAAAATGTCTCTTACTTTTCTAGAATAATAACTACCCTGTCCATTATTAGAAATTGAACTTAAATATTGGTTAAAGCTCGCAGCATTAAATTTAAACTCTTTTAAAATTTTCATTAATGCAGGACTGTCATTTACCCCCTCTTTAATGTTATTTGTTTCAAAATCAGCCATAACAGTATAAAGAGTTTTTCTAAAATTATTATTTCTAATAATCTTAGTATAGTTTGAGGTTAAATAAGTTCTTTCAAAAATTTCATAGAAAAATGACACATACTCTTCATTAACATATGGTATGTTTTCAAAAGGAAATTCAATTGCATTACTCGCAATATATTTAGAGACTTGGGTTTCATTACCAAAATTAACATTAATTTTTGGTTTATCTCTTTCTAAAGATGCGGTTAAATATTCTTCCACAAATTGAATCTCAGGCCAAATCGAGTAGTCCCACCCTCTTAAACTTTCAATCACCGATGGTTGTCCAGGATATTTTATAGTATATGATGTGTTTCCTTCTTTATCTACTTCTTCTTCAAAATATTGAGGCCACGGATATACAACCGCAGTATCAACTAAAGTATCACCTAAACCTCCGACAGTAACAGCATTTAACATTTTTTTACCATCAGGACCAAATGATTTGTTTGGTGGTATAATAGCACTTAACCTAACAGGATTATTTCTCTGTTCCCAAGCATTTGTATGTGTTTCATCCATTAATCTATAAAACGCTTCAGAGTTTGCACAAATAACCGCCAAAACGTTATTAATGGTCGGCATAAATCCAATTCCTATATCTGAGGATACAATCTTTTTTGCCAATGCCTCGGATAATTCTTTTTCAATATTTTCCCTCTTTTGTTTAAATGTCTCTTCAATTTTAGATAGTTTAGATAAGAATGAACCATTTTGGAAATTTTTATCTTTTAACACATCTCCAAAATTTATGAAAACTAAACTATTATTATTCTCAACTAAATTACCTTCGGAATTTTCAGAATATTCTCTATTTTCTAATGACAAAGTAGTCTTTAATTCTTGTTCAAATAATTCTAACTCTTCTTCTGTCGCCTCTCTACCTTTTCTTTTTCTAAAAGTTAACTCATAGTCAATTATGTTTGGGTCTGTTAAGTTCTCAATTAAATCACTTTTTTTAATGTTTATTGATATTTTTGAGTCCGTTTCTTTACCTTCTATTTTATATTTACCAGGGTCATAAAACGTGGGATTAGATTTTAACTTATCATTATATTCGTCTATAATTCCATTTAAATCCGATATAGCTTTTCTTTTACCTTCTTCGTCAAGTTCTTTTTTCAAACCATATAAAACGGATGCCTTATTATTATTTTTAATAATAACTTCACTTGGGTCAATGTATTTGTTAAACCAACTACCTGTTGAGTTAATAAAAACTTTTTTACGATATTCGGTAAGGTATTTTTCAAAGTTAACGATGTCGGTTAATACTGACATATCTTCTTTGGAATATGCCTCCATAACATACCTATTAAAGTATTCTAACCTCATTTTCATTTGGTTAAGAGTAATTTCAGGAAAATTATCAGCAATTAAACCTTTGGCTTTATACAAAGAATAAACTTCTTTAATTTTTTCCATACCCTTTGTAGTTGTAAAGGTACTAACACCAACGGTACCGTTTGTACTACCGTTTGTACCTGTCTCCAACTCATATGTTTTATCGTACATATGTGGTGTTGCATATAGATAATCAATTAAGGTGTCTTGTAAAAGGGCGTGTGAACGAGCAACATAATTTGTTGTTATTTTGTAATTACCATCAGACGGGTCAAATCTGGCGTTAAAATCTTTTAACATCAATTCTAACTTTATTGCTTTACCATAATATCCTTTTATCGTTAAAATAAACACAGGATAAGGTAACTGCATAAAAATTGAGTATGGAGATTGGTCACCTCTTTCAAATAAAACTCTACCCTGCACATCAGTCATTTCAATGTTAACCGTAGGTACGAAAGCAGGATTCATCTTAATATTAATACGAGTTATCCCTAATAGTTGGTTATCTATTTCACCTCCTGACCATAAATCATTTTTGGAATCCGTTTTAGATGGTAATATTTGGTCGGTCCATGTTGTGTCAAAATATTTAGGGTCTTCATTTAAATTACCTAAATTTACATTTGGTTCTTTTTGATTTTGTGCCTTACCCTCTAAAAAGTTTACTTTAAGTTGCCCAACTCCAACATTTCTAACACTATCATTATAGTTAGAACCAATGGCCATTTTTGTCCTTGGTATTACTCTGGCTTCTAAATTTGCATACGTAATTAAATTCTCATGGTCAACAAGTCTTTCTTCGACCGTACCATCAGGATTAACTACTTTGTTGGGGTCAACAACTACTACGTTGTCATAATCGGTTTCAACAAATATTTTTTGATTACCATAGAATTTATTATCTGCCATAATAGAAGAAGTGGTTTTCTAACGCTGATTTATAATCTTGTATAGAGTTTGTTAATGGGTAAGGAATAAACAAAAGACTATTATCAGGTATACTCGTTTCTAAACCACCGTATTGTGGATTTGCGGCCATTATTAACCATCCAAAATATGGCGTCTCATAAAACTCAAAACTAATTTTGTCAAGTCTACTACGTCCCGTTCTGTAAATATACCTCTTATCTGTAGGTTTTGAAGGGATTTTTACAAATGGCACAACAGTTTGTTGTCCATTCACCAAAAAATCATTATATCTATTCCAATACCTCATAATTAATTAAAACTTACTTTACCGTTAAACGTTTTATTATCTCCGACATTAACACCTTTATATAAGTTAGTAAAGAAACCTACTTTGTCAGCATTATTTAAATCTTTAGGTACTTTAAGATAATTAAATATTCTCTCCTTACCCTCAGTAAATGGTATATATGAATCAAACTTACTAACCTCAGGTTTTTGTTTAAACTTAGTTAGTTTATTTTTAGACTTAATACTAACATTTTGATAAACCTCTTTTAAACCAACAACAGCAGGTACTTCAGGAATTATAACATTATTACCATATCCCTCAGTTCCTAAGATTAGTGGCATCGAGAATTCTGGTGTTCCTGGAGTTCCAAAAACAATTTTGTTAACATATCCAACCCACTCAGGTTTTGATTTTAATGACTCCCCTAAAATATCATCAACAAATTTCTGTGGATTGTTTCCAATTTCATTATAACATGTTTGCATTAATCTAATGTAGGCTTTATCGGATTTATATGGTTCATCTAAAATTGTAAAACTGTAATTTTCATCATATTGTTTTTTTATAAATTCACTACTTTGTCCGAGCATAGCATCATAAAATTTTTGTAAATCGTCCCCAACTTTAGTTATGTCATTAACCATTTCAACATATGTGTTAGGAGGTGTTGGATTTTTAGATGATACGTCAACATCAGTTGTTCCTGATAAATCTAATAATATATTTGTACCGTTATTTAACTGATATCCATCAGTATTAGTTAAAACAAAATTAAGTTTATCTATATTACTAATTAATGCCAACTGATTGTCGGTTATTTTACCTAATATTCCCGTAAAACCGTTTAAATAGGTTTCTTTTATTGTGTTAATTTTTTGAGTTATATTACTCTTGTATTTTGTAATATCAGTAGATACAAAGTTATTATTATCAATATTTTTTAATAAAGGTGATGAATTATCGTCAACATCTACTAAAGTTTGGTCAAACAATAGTTGAATTCTTTGTTGGATAACATCTTCTTTTGGTTTACCGAATAAATTAATATCAAGTGTTGCACCAGTATAATATGTTGGTGCCCCATAGTATCCAAGAATTTTACCATCAGTATAATTTCTGTCTGATGTAAAATACACCAACCCATCATATGAATATTGATTTGATATTTCGGTTAATGAGTTAATAACACTTTGAGTATATTCTTGAGATAGTCCTATTATTTCATCAGTAACAGTTTTAAATGATGTCGTACCTGATAGGGTAGTTTGTGTAGAGCCCGGATAAGTTACAAAATCTTTTTGGTCTGTTTCCGTACCAATAGTATTACCAATACCTGGTAAATCTTCTTGTGTGGTTCTATTATTAACACCAAACTGAGTAGTTGTTTCAATTTGTTCCCAAATTTCTCTATTAAGTTCTTCTCTTTGTTCAGTAACTACTGACCTATCATCATACACTTCAGTATTAGCATAATAGTTAAATGATAACGCATTTTGTAATCTATTAACTGGCTCTTTCAATCCTTGTCCACCAATAAAATAAAAAGACATATTAATATCCGCCAACATCGGCTGTACACCAATACCTTCAGGATTTAAATCAAATGTTAATGGTTCGTATGTTATACTAATTTGATTTATCGCAATCTTAGTATGATAAAAATCACCAATTCTTAAAATACAAATAGGTGGAGCCCCAAAAGATGTGTTTTTAGCATTAAACTCTGTTGGTCTTCCATCGTCACCAATAACAGGAATAGTATCACCAGGTCTAATACATTGTTGTAAAAACGTTAATCTTGAGTTTAAACCTTCAGGTGTTATTGAATGGAATGCAGGTTGGAAATATTTAATTTTTTCTTTTATCCCATTATATACCATCGGTGATGACTCTTTCATTAAATCAAAATAATCACATTCGGTAAGTAATTTTCTTACTATTATTTTTGCAACTTCTTCTTTTTGTTTTGCGTTTTTTTCAGGTTTTTTAGTAATAGGTATTGGTTCATTATTAGTGTCGGGGTCACTAGATGTTGTTGGTGGTTCTTCATCAATATCTTCAACAGGAGGAATTTCAATTGGAGGTGCAGTTTCTGTTAATTTACTTATTCTAACTCTTCTACATTTCATTGCATTGGTAGAATAAATTTTGTCATTACCGGTTAAATCTTCAGTACAATTAACTCCCTCAATATCAATTTGTTCACCTCTTGGGTCTTGCACTATATTTAATTTACCTTCATCGACCCAGTCTTGTAATTTCTTATCGTTTGCATCTTTTAATGTTAGTAAATATTTTTTAACACTATCAATTCTTCTCTTAGATAAAGCGGTGTTGTACACAACACTGTTAGGTGCAGATGCGGAACCTTGTAAATTTATAGAAATGGTTGCACCCGCATTTAACGCCTCACTTAGTTTAGAAACTAAATTATTAATATTGGCCTCGGCAGTTTTAATATTATCATTAAAGAATTGGGTAACATCGTTTGGTTTTGACGCATTTTGTTTATATTCATTTTCTAATGCCAAATATCCTAATAATGTTGTATAATAATCTTGAGTTGCGCCAGTATCAGTTGAAGTTCTTGGGCCAGGAACATCGTTATGAAAATAAAATGCAAATTCATAATCAGTTTCCTCAACCTTCTTTTGATATTCTTCAACTGTAGGTTGTTCATCTCCAGGTTCTTGAGTATCAATAATATTAAAGTTTTCTTTAACAATTTCAGCTTCAGGGTATTTTGTAATAATTTCATAAATGTCCTGATAAGTAAATTGAGGGAATCTTAATGCCAATTCATATATGTCGTACTTTCTACATCCTGCGAAGAAACTATCTACAATACCTGTGACTTTATTGTTATCGCTTTCTTTAGCCAATTCTTTATCGACAATCGCGTTAAGTATTGATGGGTGGTCAACAACAATTTTCCAAGATAAACTACCTTGTCTTGTTGTATTATTATATGTATAAATTGGTTCTGGTCTACCTAAAAACTCGTTAGAGTTCCAGTTAGCACTATTGGTTTCACTCACCTTCATATCATAAGGTGGGAACCACATAATACGTCCTCCGTTTGGTCCTCTCTCACAATGTGGTAAGTCTTGATAGGTAAATCCTTTCTTTCTTGATGTTCTCCACGCTAAATTTTCTAATGAGAACATATATTTTTTAACACCTTCACTACTAAAGTCGTTACCCGTTAAATTAGTGGTACTTTCACCTCTAATAGGTGCAATATTTAGGTTATATGTATTATCTAACACTGAGTATGAAAATCTTCTACCTGATGTTGTAATACCATCACCTTTTTGTAAGTCAGCCATAGAATAGTATGGAGTATCCTTAGTAAACACTCTACAATATTCTTCACCTACAATTTGTCCATCTTTATCTTTATACGCAATAACTCTAGAACCCTTTGTGAGTTCTCTAACACCATCATGAAAAACTTTAGATACTTGGTCAATAGCGTTACCAACGTGTTGTAATTTTTTAACTCCCGTTACTTCGTCTGCAGCGTTAATTAATTTCTGAGTATTATCTAATATTGACCCTTGAGTAAATTCGTAGGCCGCGGTTCCGTCAACAGATTGGTTAGCAACAAAAGTATTTTGAATTCCTTGTTCGTTCCAATCCCCATCGATATTACCATAAAACTCGGCACCTCTACCAACTTTTTGTCCTGCACGGTCTTTGTATTTTGGTGATACCCATGTAAAACCACCCTGAACACCTCCACCATCATATGTTGAATTTTGATTTAGACCAAACTTAAAAATGTTGTCTTTTTTCTCATTCTCATATATTTTAGCAATCTCGTCATAACCAAAAACAGGTGTTTGTGTTTTATTACCATCTTGGTCTAACGGTAATGAATCTTGTGGGGCTACAATGTCTTTTAATTCTTGTTGTGAACTACCAACATAATAGTTTTGTGGAGGGACATCCGTAAATAAGTCGGTTAAGAAATTTTTATTATAATCTGGAACATATCTATTTAACGCTAATCCTTTAAATAATCTAGACCTTTGACCTCCACCTGTATTATCCAAGAATGTTTGCATTCCTGTTTTTTCTGTTGGTAATTTTAAAACTCCTCGTTTGTCAAATAATCCCGTAATGGCATTTGCTGCCTGATTTAATAATAATTTTCTAGGTTCACTACTAAAATAATCACCAGGTATCCACGAATAAGGACTATAAACCCCTGTTATTCTACTGATGAAATCTAAACCTTTACCAAGAATATTTTTAGGAACTGATATTTTCCAATCTCTTTCTATTATTGAATTGTTACCTGTAACAATTCCTAACAAATCATAAGGGTCTTTTAATGCATCAATAGCATTTACCCTACCTATTGTTTGTTGGTAAGTTTCCTGAGCAATTCGATATTCAAATTCCGCTTTTAATGATTCTGCTGCGATTCGTGCCAAATCAGAGTCCTGAGACAATGAACCATTATCCCCTTGAGGGTTATTACTTGTTAATATACTTAGAGAATTGTAAGTTGATGCAATAAATGTATAATAAGATTCTTTACCTACGAGACCTGTTGCATTTTGATTTACAACATCATCTACAGATATGGGAAACCCATATCCACCTTCAGGTCCATAAATGTTTTTAATATACGCGTTTTTTGATTCGTCTTCACCTATAATTTCAACCTCAGCGGAGTCAATAACCGTTTGGTCATTAATATTGAATTCAGTCTCTCCGGGATAACTATTTGGTACAAACCCATCGCTATTATATGGCGGTAGGTTTTTTACCAGCAGTTTCTTTCTGAAATTTTCTGTAGAATCAAATGATAGTGGACTTGGCATCTATATATAATCTTTTTACATAAATAGATGGTAATATTATTTTCTATTAAGAATAGAGTCTAAAATATTACCCATAAACATTAAGACTATTATTAAGTTGACTCTCAATAATTGCCATAGCCTGAGGATTTCTAGTTAATAAATTGGCTAATGCTTCTTGACTTATAGTTGAATTAGTAGGTATTCCATCAAGATTTAAATTTACATTTCCACTCACAGTTAATTGTAGTGGTATATTACCCATAGTTGGAGTATATAAACTTGCAGTAGTTGTATTAACTATAACTTCTCTTTCAGGGGCTGATATTGGTTCAGGTACAACAACATCTCTATTAGGTACAGATGGTGGTTCAGGTACAACAACATCTCTATTAGGTACAGATGGTTGTGTAGATGGTGGTTCAGTGGTTGACGACTCAGGGACATCTCTTTGTGGGTTAGTTCGACCAAGTCTATCATTTATATCGTCCCATGCTCGACCCGCGCTATCCACTATATCACTAAAAAATTTATTAATATTAAAATCTTCTAATTCTTTTTCTATACCATCTAAAAGTTTATCAGTTGCTTTACTTACGTTACTAAAAAAACCATCTAACTGTTCATCTGTTAATGGTGGAAATTCAAGTTTACCTACCATATCAAATCCCCTTGAAGCGTCGACATCATTTTCTAAATAATTCATAGCTCGGTTATTAATCTTATCAAAATTAGTAAGCATCTTTTCAACAGTTTCAACAAATTTACCACTTTGTAATACTTCGGCTTCCGGAATTGATTCCATGGCATAGGTTCCCATTGCAATTTGTTGTAGATATCCGTTAGCTTCAATAGCTAATTGTTTATCGGATTTATTCATTTCTTTTTGCATATCATTAAGTTGTTCCATTTGAGTCGCAGTTAACTCTTGAACATTAACCATATCATCTTGTCCAGGTAATTTAATTTTTAATTCTCCACCATCAAATTGTGATAAATTCGCAACCATTTCACGATATTCTTCAGGAACATTTTGTATGCCTTGTAATAATTCTAATTTTTGGGTTTTCTTGGCCGAGTTTAACGCCATTTCAGAAAATTCTTGGTATGAGTATCCTGCTAATTTTGCAGCTTCTCTAAGTCGGTACATTTCAGTCACAGGTATATTAAATTCTCCTGTTTCTTTGTTAAAGTCCACTGCACCCGCCGCCATATCAACTAAGCTGGTTTGGAGACCCGCCATATCGGTTTGTGCCATATGTAATAATTGGAATGGGTCACCTAAGGCACCAACGGCACCCCCTAACATTTGAAATCCTGCCGCCACTTCAATCGCTTTATCAGGGTCCATTAACGACTCAGCGAAAGATACAGTTTTACTCATATCTATTCTTAATGATTGAGCTTGGGCAACCATTTTAGCTAAACCATCAACACCTCCTTTAAAATTGTATGAAGCCAATAATTTAATGTTTTCCCCAACACTCTTCATAAATTGACCAACATTTAAACCATAACTTCTTGCTTCGCCTTGTAACTCACTTATCTTACTAACAGTATCATCAATACCAATACCTAACGTATCAAAACCAACAACAAATTTACCCATTTCTTCAGCGGTTAAACCTGCAGTATGTTTAAGTGCCTGCATGGAAATAATTTGGTCTTCGGTTAAAAATCTAGTATTTTGTAATTGAGTATTGATTGATTGAAATAATTCGAGGTTATCCTTTGTATCCGCCCCAAATTTTAACGTTTCAGTTCGAGCATTAGCAATTGTTTTTTGAATTTGATTAGTTATTGCACGTCCTTGTCCAAGTACCGTTCTTGTCATTTTAGCGGTAGCCTCATTAATAAGAGCAGCATCATCAAGTGTCTCTCTTGGATTAAGAGACTGTTTTAACGCATTAGTAAATTCTTTAATACCAATATTAGCTAATTTAACATTCTCTAATATTGCTCCCGTGCTTTTTTCTAAATTTTCAAAAAACATATTTTACTTTTATCAATAAATATTTATCTATCTGCTTTTATTACGAGCCTTTTCCATTTCCTCTTCTCGTTTAATAAATTCTTCAGATAGTTTATTGACAAAATATTTTCTTTCAAAGATTGGCATGTTCATCATATCAGTATATGACATATTAACATGTTTGCTCAGATAATAGAACTCATCGAGCATAACTTTCTTGTAATTAGAAGAAAGGACGAAAAAACTCTGCCCCGAAAGTGATATTAACATTCACTTTTTCTCCTGACGGGGCTGTAACTACTCGACTTAAATCAAGTTTTGGTTCACAATCTGACATTGTGTTTCTTATAAATTTAGAATCTGCAATTGGTAATGTGTTAACAAATTGAGATATTTGTTCTCTATCCTCATTCCCATCTATGGATACGATATGTTTTTCAAGTCTTTTAGTTACTAATGGAACTGTAACATTTGGTGGATATTGGTCTCTTAAATCTGAAAGTTCATTAGTATCTTTCATAGATAAGAGTCTACAAACAACATTTACCCCTGATTTAGGTAAATTAAATTCAAACAATCCGTTACTATTAGGTTTTATTTTTGGTTGTCTAATATCCAGCTCATCTAATAAAATTGTTTGTTCAAATGATTTTTTTGTTTTAGGGTCAATTAAATTAAAAATATAATCGGAACCAAATGCAGTATTACGTAAAAAAATTAAAATAGCTTCAATATCTCCTTCTAAAAGTTCATCAATATTAAAATCAGGTTCATAAATTTTATTTTTTAATAAAGTTTGAACTAAATTTTGATTATTAGTTGATAAAAGGATGTTTTCATCTTGAGCGGTTAAGTATCCAATCTTTAAAGATTTCTTTTTGTTTTTATAAAAAACACCTTGCGAAGGTAGTGGTACCACATCGTGTGGTAAATTCATATTCATTTGTCCGTATTGTTGTGCTTGGTCCATAAGTATTAAATTAAAAAAACCATAGAGATACAATGACCTCTATGGTTTAAATATATCATCGATTGATTTTTAATCAATACTATTTTATTTAATTAGTAAACCAAAATACATCTATCAGGACGTAATGTTGCCGAAATTGTAGCAAGTGCGTCATCACTATATCCTAAACTATCAAAATTAACATCTGTTAAGAATGTTCCTTGGAGAATCCACTTCTCAACCGCAACACCTGTTGGGTCTAACATTTCTAAGTCAATGTCTTTTTTGTATCCCGCAGCATAACCCATACGTCCTGTTACAGACTCAGAGTGTAAACGAACCCATTCCATCAACGCTTGAGCGGCTGAAGGACCAATTGGGTCACGGAAAGTTACGTTTATGGTATTCCAAGTGAATCTACCAGCCACATACGTAGATGTGTTTAAGAAAGGAATTTCTGTCGCCCCGATTTGGATGTTTGGTCTTGATGTTGACTCAACATACCAAGAATTGATTCCCAATGATGTAGGGAAAGACAAGATAAATCTATTCTTTCTTTTAGGTTCATAAGGAACGGGCATTTTCATTAATAAATCAGCCATAATATTTTGGTTTTTTAGTTCTTTGTTTATTCTTTATATAAATATCAACTTAGAAAGTTTTTCTATTTACTTTTATTTTTTTTTCAGTAATCTCCTATAGAAGCAATTAAAAACTAGATTTTATTAAATCTCTTTTTTATCTCCTCCTTTTGTTAAATAAGTTTTTACTGGTTTATCTTCATACTCACTATCTAAAAATGATTTAATCTTTTCAACATTTCCTGGGTCATCATCAGAAAACCCAATCATAGGTATAAAGTTGTTTTTAACATCGTTTTTAAGAAATGCTTGTTTTCCTAATCTTTCACTCATTTCTTTAACGTAAGAAATAAATTCTCTTAACGCTTTAATTTTTCCTTCTTCAGGATTTGAAGCCGACCCCTCACCGTATGTTACAGGGTAATATTTATTAAGGTCTAAGTATTCATTAATCATTGAGAATGCTTCTTTTTCCTCGTCCCCCGACATATCTCTATATTTTTTCAGGTTATTAATTAATGTGTCTTTACTGATACCATTATGGTCAGTAACAATCATATTATAAATCGCTTCACGAAGAACTGAAGGTGTATGTCCTCTTGCAGTTATTATTGAAAATATTGACCCACCATTAATTGCTTCTACGAAATCATCCCATGAAGGACCTGGTTTAGACATCATAGAATCAATTATAAATGCACTATCTCCTTTAACACCGAAATTTCTATATGGGTCACTAGCATAACCCACTATCATTTTTCCTTTATATTCAAAAGGTTCTTTACCAATAAGTCCTCGATAGTCTGCAAAATCTTCGGTAGACATACCAATTTCCTCATCATCTTCAGATAAGACAATAATTTGTGTTGGCATTGTCACAATGTTATCATCCCAATCAAAAGCATAATACTTTAAATCAGGTTTTCCTTCAGGGTCAAAACCTTCACGAAGTTTTTTTTCTTCGTAAAACTCTTTTATGATTTTTCTAATCGACATAATTACTTACGCTCATTTAATTTTTCAATCAATCTTTCTAGTTGTGACTCAGAAATAACAATATTTTGAGGTTTTTCTGAAAAAGATTTTTTACCGTTAGATTTTCGTCCTAACGATTCATTAAGTACTTTTTTCTTGAATTCCATGTTCTTATTTTTAGTTTAAACGTTTAAATGGCTAATGGAGGCCACATTTGTGACCTCCAATTTATTATAAATATATAGATATTAAATATCTTCAAAAGATGCACCTGTCGGAGTAATCAAAAATTCAATATCAATGAATTCAAGTGCTCTTGTCGGTTTTAGGTAAATTTTACCTACTAACGTATTAGAGTCTAAATCTTCAGGTGTGTTAGAAACTGTTACTCTAAAGTCTATCAAACCTCTATCTCTTCTGATACCATCTAAGATTGGGTTAACTGAATCTAGGAACTCTTGTCTAACTTGTTCGTCATTCTGTTCGAACAACAATCTTACAGCTACTGCTGAAATTAGTTTACGAGCTTGTAGTAACAATCTTCTTACGTTAATTCTATCAAGTGCAGATTCTCTAACTTGTAGAGTTTTGTTACCCCAAATTACTGTACCTACATCAGAGAAGGTTGCAATTGGGTTTAATCTACCTTTATATAATATGTCTCTATCTTCTTGAGTCAACTTCTTACGTGCTTTAACACCATTTACTAAACCTCTTGTGTAACCCGCAGATGCGAACCAAGGGAATGCAATGTTATCAGTTAATGCCAAGTTCCTAACAACCTCCGCAGTTGGTGGAATATAGATTTGGGTATTATTAACTGAATCTCTTGTTAAAATCCATGGGTAATAAGTTGCAGTATAGTTAGAATCGATACCTGTCTCCTCTAAATTATCTACCGCCTCTTCAGGATATATGAAACTTGTTTCAAAATCCCCTAATGTCGGTGTAAACATTTGATAGTCAGGAGTAGTACAGATATAAATTGAATCAGCTCTATCTGTTTCAACCATATCAATTGCTTCCTCAACAAGATTTGAGTTATTTACATAATCAACACCTGGTGTTGTAAATACGTTAATATTTACTGCTTCAGGGTTTGCGAATGTATTCTGACCCCACAAATATGCGTAATAGTCAGTATTAGCCCAAGTCAATTGGTTAGGTCCCGTAATTTGTTTGAACGCTCCCCAACCTGTAGAAGTAGGATATGTGATTGATGGTGCTGCACCTGCCCTATAACCAGCCGCACCTAATTGGTATCTGTCACCGTTAGTTCTATATTCTCTATAGATATCCCATCCATCAAAACCACCTGCAGGTGCTAATGTGAATTTACGTGCATTTAATTTATAGTATGGACTAGATTCTGTTGGTTCGCTTCTAAATTCTGCAACTCCAACTTCAAATGCTGACTGACCTGAAGTGATGTAAGTTGAAGGAATAGTAACCACTGTTGCTCCTGAATCCATATGGAAACCTTTAGTTAAGTACGCCCATGGTGATGATTCAGTTGCTTCTTGTAGGTTAGTAGGATTTTGTTTTCCTTTATATTGGAAGAAATCAGAATCGACACCAACAGTATTTGAAACACCTAAGTATACTTTTCTTACTTTATCACCAGCTGCTCTTGTTTCATTATCAGTACCTGTTGCAGAACCAAAAGGTGGGTTATAAATAACCTGACCAGGTGTGTAGTATTCTGTTTTATATTCTAAAAATGGTGATTTAACACCTGCATATTGTCTCGTAACGTAACCACGGAAACCACATGGTAATGAGTCAATTGGTGCATCTTCATTCATTTCTAACATGATGTATCTTGACTTCAATTCAAAATCACCATTAGCTGTACCTATTTTCTTAGCGACAAAGCTATTTTGATTTGGGTCCATTGTACAGTTAGTGAATTTTTCAAGAACTACAGGATTAGCATCATTATCAAAGAAATCACGAACAACCACATCAAATGTTCCATTGTTGAATGAAATATTAATAATGGAAATTTTAACTTCTCTGTTTGCCGAGTTACCATCTGATACTGTAATAAATTTAAACATATCGTAAACTTTATTACCACGAAGTTCAGAAACAACATAAGGTGTTTCAGGTGTTTGGAACTTATCTAAGTACCAACCAATACCGGTATTATCAATATCAGTTCTTGCACCTTCTAATGATAATAATGTAGTATTAAGACCTCTAATCATACCTTTTCTGTAACCTATGTTTAACATAGTGTTGTATTCCTCTTCTAAGAATAATGGAACTTCAGTTCTTGGTTTTGCAAAATTAGACTTACCAAATACCTTTGAGATATAGTTAGAACTTGACACATTAAATGATGTCTTAAAAGTAAAATCATCTCCACTTGCTGTAACTCCTGAAATTGCAAAAGTAGCAAATGGGTTTTTAGTGATTGCCGAATAAGAACCTGAACTATCTATAACAACATCAGTTAAACCTGACACACTATAAACTGCTCCATCATCTGATGTGTATGTAGCTATACCTCTTGAACGTAATGTACCGATAACTAAATCGTGGTATTCACTGATAGGTGTACCTGAATAGTTAGTAACATATACTTCAGCAGTTCCTGTGTAATTAAAACCTGCAGTATTTTCTAACTCAGTTACAATCATACCAAAACCAACACCTTCATAAATGTTGTTAGATTCACTAAACATTGCATAATACCAAGGGTCGTTAACTGAATCATTTAGAACAATATCTTCAATATGAATATCCTCCACTCCAAAAACATTTGTACTTGCAGTATATGTTGAAGGAGACGCTCCTGTGACACTAGCAAATGTAGTGGCACTAACCGCTCCCCAAAAATAACCTGTTGTACCTGAAGCCGCTTGATTAACAATTTCACCATATAGATAACCTTCCATATCTCCTAATATAGTAGATTCACCACCAGTATATGTAGTGTAAGGTGTAGTTATAATGTCTTCGATTGATGCGGGTAAGTTAGTGTAATCCATAACTTCAATACTTGTTGTAGTTCCTGATGTACCTGAGAAGGTAACAGTAAAAGGACCTGAAACAGAATTAGTAGTTAAACCTGTACTATCTAAATTACCTACAGTTGTGATTGACCATGATGGTCCTGCGTCATACCCTGACAAACCAAGTACTCTTGTTACGAATAATTGATTTGATTGTTGTAAATATGCCTTAGCTATATATGCTGCCTCATATTTAGGAATTTGGGTATTCACGAATTTTGTCGGATTTGTACCACCAAAGTATGCTTGGAACTCGTCAAAGTTTGTGATGAAAATCGGCTCAAAAGCTGGACCCGAAAGTGTTTCACCTACAATACCAAGAGTTGTTACACCAACACTTTGTGCTACAAAACTTAAATCTCTTTCTGATGTGTAAACACCAGGAGAAACGAATACTTTGTTTGCTGTCGCCATTGTGTAATTTTTTCTTTAAGTTTTATTTTATTGATAAATATTACGAAAAAGTCTAAAAAACTAATAAGTAAATAGTATATTTATAAAGAGTAGGAAAAAATTCTACCTTTTTTCTACCTTTTAAAAAAGTATTGATGAGTAAAATAAAAAACATAAAAATTTCACCTGAGTCTCACGACATCTTAAAGAAGTACTGTGAAAAACACGGACTTAAGATGTATAAGTTCTTAGAGAAATTAATTGAGGAAACATGTGGGGAAGTTACCGATATCTACGGTGAATAGTTAAAGTAGTCTTGCTTTAACCTTAAGATTTGCGGGGTTATTAATATCAAATTTTAAAACTTCAATCTTAATTAAATCATTTGTGGTAACTTTAATAACAGGAACATCATCACCTATATAATTGTTGTTAATAAAAACAGAATAGGTATCAACATTATCACTTTCCAATATAGTTAAATCTACTTGGTATCGATAAGTTTCAGTTAGTGCTGTTATTCCCTCATTAAAAACAATATTTAAATCAAAGTTATCGGGATTGGCAGGAACCTTACTTGCTCTACGTTTACGATTAAATGTGTCGACTTCTAAAAAAGTCGCAGTTCTTGAAATTGCTGGTGACACTTCAAATTCTTCTTCATCTAATAAAAATCCCATCATTAAGAATTCATAATTCTGAACATAGTATTTTCTTTTTTCAATATCCAAAACTGACTCATCTGATGAATTATTTAATATGATTGGAATATAATGTCCTTTAATTTCAGTATATGCTTGGCGAGAACTAAAAGTCTGTAAAACTTTTTTATTAAACTCATTTAGATGTCTCATTTTATTACAAAATATTTTTACATTGTAAGTAATATCAACAGGAACTGGTTGAGGTATTTTATAAATGTCCATACCTTTTCTTTGTCCGTCCCACGTTGGAACTTTAGCGTAATAAAATTGTTTTCTATTTGGAATTGTGTATTGTAATGATGGGTTGGTCCCGAATTTTACATCAGGATTTCTAACCGTGGCAACAAATGGAGGTTTTATGTTTTTATCTAAATCTTGAAAATTCCAACTTTCAGTAAATTGTGCCCAATTCTGTGTTGTAATAATTAAATCTATTGTCGGTATTTTTTTTCCGCTAACAGAGGTTTCTAAATTTTCTTTTACAAAATCTAACATCCCTCGGTCCAAATCCGCATGCAGAATAGACTTAGGTAAATAAGTTCCGTCTTCCTGTATTTGTTCTAATAATTCTTCTCTTCTTTTTAGAAGAATTTTTTCAGGAGTTAAAGGTAGTTCTTTTTTTATTTTTTTTGGTAATGCCATTATTTTGTTATTTCACTAATAAAGAAAACTTTATCTTTTGAGTTAATCATATCTACCTCATTAGCAGTATATATTGGTTCTTCGGTATCTTTTCTAACAAAAGAATCATACTTGTATGGATTATAAGTAATTACATTGTTATTTGGTTCCGATGGAATTTCTTCACAAGGAAATTCACAATAGTCCATCAAATTACCAATAACAAAGGCGTGGACATTTTTTCTCATTTCATCCCTTACCTTATCTTTACCGCCCTGTCTAACTCTAAATTCTACATCTGATAATTTTACATAATCAGCATGGACAACAACTATACCTTTATAAGTAACAGAAAAAGTATGTTTGTGAAGATTATAATAAACCATAACTCTTTTACCGATGATTGAATCATCTTCATTTTCATTTATTAAACCCATCATAGATTTAATTTGATTCATTTCTTTAATTAATTTACTCATATTCCTCTGAATTCTCCATCGTTTACTGGTGATGCGGTAATACTTCTATAAAAAGGTTTATACCCACCATATGTATGTTTATTATCACTAACTACTCTACCATCATTAACAACTGAATAATATCTAACTCTTTTTTCAGTTTCATAATAACCAATATAGTCACCATATGAAATATCAATACCTAACTCATCTAACGCTTTTTGATATACTCCGACTTTTAAATTACCTGGTTCCATTTGAGTCATACGAGAATTTGCATAATCTTGGTTTTCAGGTTGTTCAATAGTCACATAACCTCTAAATTCTACAGGAGGTAAAAACTTAATACCATCTTCTTCTGTTTCACCATAAACATCATCAGTCTTAGTTTTTTGACGGTCAACACGATATAATACCAAAGTAAAATTCATATCACCTTCAAGCCATTCTCGACCCATTTCCTGTTCAAGCGCAAAATCTTCAGCCCCAAAGAACTTTTCTAATCGCGTTATAGGTATCTTTCTTGTACTCATATATTGATAAATAGTTTGAATATAGTTATATTATAAATATTTCATTATGGAAAGTAATATAGACAAATTATCAAAAATCCCTGAAGTTAGGGCCCAGCGTATTTTGGAAACATACGAAGGGTTCAATAACTACATACTTTCTATTAAGAAAAAAAGTGAAAACCAAAAACATTTTAAACTTACAAGGGCTCAAGCGGACTATATTATTTCTTATAATGAGACCGTACCTAAATTGGCAAGAAAGTGGGTTGACTTAGATAGTTACTTTGGCACAAAGATGATGGAGGAAAAACTTTTAACTAAAGTTCCTGAAAAAATTTATGTAGAAAAAATATTAGTTGAAAAAGATAAGTCTTTTCACATTTGGGGTAAGGTATTTGAATCTGAAAAACTATACGATTTTTGGTTACCCAAAGCGGCGTTAATACCGACACAAAAGGTTAAAAACATTGAAATTGATTACGAAAAATATTCTCATAGACCTCCACTATCTCATCAAAAAGAAGCTATTGAGAAATTAGCAGGTCACGATAAATACATTCTTGCTGATGATATGGGTTTAGGAAAAACAACATCAACTGTAATTGCTGCGTTAGAATCAGGCGCTGAAAAAGTTTTAATTGTTTGTCCCGCATCATTAAAAATAAATTGGATGAGAGAAATTCAAAATTACTCTGACAAATCAATTTCAATAGTTGACGGTAAAAAATGGGAGAGTGCTGATTTTGTTATCATTAATTATGACATCCTTAAAAATTTTCACAATACTAAAGATAAAGAAGAGTCTGTCATTTTACAAGAGGCGTTTGATTTAGTAGTTGTCGATGAAGCACACTATATTCAAAATGTTCAAGCTAAAAGAACAAAATTGATAAATGATATAATCAATAAAATTGGTAAGGTGTGGTTACTAACAGGTACTCCAATGACATCAAGACCAATTAATTACTACAATCTACTTAATTTAGTTGAATCCCCTGTGGCTTATAATTGGATGGCATATGTTATTCGTTATTGTGAGGGTTACCAATTTAATGTTGGTAATAGAAAAGTATGGAACGTAAATGGCTCCTCGAACTTATTAGAATTAAGAGATAGGACTAAAACTCATGTTCTTAGAAGATTAAAAGAAGATATATTAGATTTACCTGATAAAATTATAACTCCTGTTTATTTGAGATTAAAATCAAAAGAATATGAGGAATTAATGGGCGAATATTATGATTGGATGGAGGATGATAGTGAACAAAAATCATTAACTGTGCAATTTTCAAAATTAATGAAAGTTCGTCAAGTGATTGCCGAAAATAAAATAAAAGAAACTTGTGAATTGGCTGAAAATATTATTGAACAAGGTAAAAAAGTTATTATATTCACAAATTTTACCGATACCTTAAATCAGATTGCTAATCACTTTGGTAAGATTGCAGTTAAACTTGATGGTAAAATGAGTAAACCTGCACGTCAACAATCTGTTGACCAATTTCAAGAAAATGACAAAATAAAAGTTTTTGTAGGTAACTTAAAAGCGGCAGGTGTTGGTATTACTCTTACCGCGGCTGAAGCAGTTATAATGAACGATTTATCATTTGTTCCTTCAGACCACTCACAAGCGGAAGACCGAGCGTACCGATACGGACAAAAATCAAATGTTTCAGTTCTATACCCAATTTTCGATAACACTATCGAAGGTGTTATCTATGATATTTTGTCTCGAAAAAAGAATATTTTTGAGACGGTTATGGGTGATAATGAAGGGAAGGGAGATATTATGGAAGAAATCATTAACGAAATTTCGGTTAGACGATAATAAATTAACTTTCTGTATTATTTATATAGAAACACAAGAAAGATGAAGTTCAAAAGATTAAAAGAAAAAATCTCACTGATTGAACATAAAATAAACAAAAGCCAAGACGATAAAAATTATATCACAGAATCGTCTATGCAAATTCCTAAAGAAATTTTATTAGAAATGAAAAAAATTGGTATTGAAAAATTACCATACTCTTATTCTGCCTTAGAAAGATTCATAGATTCAGAAACTATGGATACCCACTATAATAAACACTACAAAGGGTATGTAAAAAAACTAAATGACGCTTTATCTAAAAGAAAAGATGGTGATTTAGAGTTAGAACAAATAATTAAAGGTATTTCTCGTTTTAACGTTACGATTAGAAATAATGCTGGAGGAGCATTTAATCACGCACTTTTTTGGAAAATGTTGTCACCTGAAAAACAAAGAGCTGAAGGTGAAATATATGACAGAATTGTTAAAGATTTTGAATCATTTTCAAAATTTAAAAAAATATTCAGTAATGAAGCGGTTAAAAATTTTGGTTCAGGGTGGACTTGGTTAATTTTAACTAAGACAGGTAATTTAAAAATTATGTCTACACCTAATCAAGATAACCCACTAATGAACGTGGTTAAAGATGGAGGTTTTCCATTACTAGGGTTAGACCTATGGGAACATGCTTATTATTTAAAATATAGAAATAAAAGAGACGAATACATAAGAAATTTTTGGTCAGTAATTAACTGGAACTTTGTAAACGATTTATATAAGTTAAGAACAGAAAAGAAAGTTAACGAAGTAAAATTAGTTAAAGATATTATTACTGAAGGTGCGAGTGCGGGATGTAATAGAAATCAAGTACAAACATATAGAAGATTATTTAATACCAATCCTGAGATTAAGAAAAGATTTATGTTTACCATAATGGATATTCTTAAAGAAGTTTTTTCAGAATATTGGTATGAAAAAAATCAATATGAAAAAGGACAAATGTCAGGAGTTTACGACTACGAACAAGAAGGTCGTTCAGTAATTAATAAATTAAACACAAACTATACTGCTTTTTGTACATTAGTTAATGACATAAATCAATATTTGAGAAAATATGGGATAGATGCTATTAACTTTAATAACAAAAACCATCACCAACAGGTTCAAGAAGTTGACAGGTTAAACAAATATTTGATTGAATTAAGATATAGAATTTTTGATTCAGAATCATCAACATTTAAAACTCTTATGGCCGGATTAGATAAAACAAATAAATTTGGTGATAAAAGAGAAGTTGATGCCGTTGAAAATCTTAAAACTATTTTTAATACAGATAAAGTAACTAAAGTAGGAGAATTAGGTGGTGTTGATGATATGATAGGTGGTGTTGACGCTGTTGTAGAGTTACCTGATGGTGTTAAAACTATGCAAATTAAACCGTTTAACAATACAAAAAATGAAAACGGTAAAGTAACAGTTTATGGTACCGCAAACGTAAAACCATATAAAACTGACTACTTAGTATTTCACAATAATAATTTAGGAACCTTAGTTTTTAGTAATCACAACACGTTAATTATTGATGGTAGATACGTATTTGACGAAGACTCTCAATATAATAAATAAATAATTGTTGTTTTCTTAATATTTATAAAGAAAACACAATATGTCTGTAATTAACGAACCACAAAGAACCAAATTATATACGCGTGTAAAACACCTTTTAGGTGCACCAATCCGTAGTGTAGAAATTGAAGATGAAATGATGGACTCTTTATTAGAGTTATCAATACAAGATTATGCTCAATACGTAAATGATTGGTTAATTGAATCTCAATGGACCTCATTATACGGTATGAATTTAGATGAACAATCTGTTACTCGTGCATTTACAACTCGTTCTTTAGACTGGGAAACTCAATATACTTATGCATATTCTAAGATTGTTGGTTTACAAGCAGGTGGTGATTACGTTCTTAAAAAAGACTATATTGACTTAGTTCCGGGTCAACAAATATATGAAATACCTAAAGGCAGAGAATTAAATGAACTTTTGTGGTTTAGTCGTGCAGAATTAGACGCAGCATTCTTTGACCCATTTATGGGTGGTTTCGGTGGATTTGGAGGTATCGGTTTAGGAGGAGCCGCAGGATTTTCTCAAATGGGTACTATGGGTAATTATTTCATAACGCCAGCATTTGATATCTTACTAAGAATGCAAGATATTAATGTTAAAAGAAGAATTATTTCAGGTGAGTTAACTTATAGAGTTACCGCATTACCTGATGGTAAAAAGGCGGTTCACCTAATGAACGTACCTGGTGGAAAATTTGATTTTGGTAATATACAACATAACGAATATAAAGTTTGGTATTGGTATTATGATACTGAAGATAGGGAAGATTGTTTAGCAAAAAACCCTGATGTTGTTAGATTACCTTCGGACATACCTATTGATGAAATGAAGTGGGACGAATTAAATTCACCCGCACAGACATGGGTTAGAAAATGGTTTGTTTCATATGTAAAAGAAACATTAGGTAGAGTTAGAGGTAAATTTAGTGGAAATTTAAAAACACCAGATTCCGAATTACAATTAGAATATGATTCTCTATTAACAGAGGCAAAGGACGAGAAGTCAAAACTTATGGAAGAATTGACTCAGAGGTTAGAAAGATTAAGACCTGAAAAAATGATGGAGAGAGAGGCTAATATTGCTGAAAATCTTAACAAATCTTTACAATATCGTGCAATGCCTCGCCAGATATATGTAATTTAAAAATGGGAATAACAAAGTCATATCCTGTAACTAAAATAATAAACGGTAAGGAAATTATTACGTCAGATAGTATTATTTGTACAAGTTCAACATATACTACAAATGGAGAAAGTGCGATAATACTTAAAAGTCAAAATCCCTGCACTGTTATTTTAGACGAAACTACAACTGACCACATAACCATTAAAGCAATGTGTGAAGTCACTGTAAAAACAGACAAACTTATCGATGATGAATATGAAGAAATTCAACTCGATAAGTTTGCATCTATAGAATTAAGATATATTGTTAACGGATGGTATGTTATGTCATCAGACGGGTTAAAAAATTCTTAATCGTCTATTAAGGAATATAAGTTACCATCGTCATCTAAAGCGTATTCTTTAGTTTCTTTAACTGTGGTTACCTCAATACCATCCATAATTAATTTATTTTTCTTTACATAATCTAAATTAACTAAATCAATAGTTTCATCTAAGTACATGTAGTATGGGTCAATACCTGTGTGTTGCCAAAAATCAACTTCAGTATCAGATAGAGTCAAAACCTCCTCCAAAGTATCTTGGTCACCATCTCTACGAGGATACCCTCTAACCAATTCAGTTTGTGTTTTAGTAAAGAATGGTCTATCTGAAGGGTCTTCAACTAAAATTTCATCACGAATATCAGGATGAAAAACAACTATTAATGGTTCAATCCTTTTATTAAATGCCGACAAATATCGAGATATATTGTATTCACCTAATTTATTAGGTTCATTTGTAATATCTTTTTCATCAATCAAATAACAATTTAAAACAACTTCAACACCATCGGGTGGCATTGTTTTACCATGTTCTGCTCTATATTGTTTTTTCTCAGCGGCAGTTGATGACCAAGTATTTTTCTTTTGAACATCACCGTGAGACTTTTTTTCACCGTTATTAACATAATAAATGGTATCTCCAAGACCAACGGGTAGATTATGTTTAATTGCCAACTCCATATGTGCCTGTCGAGACATTAAAGAACCTGATTTTGTTTTTTTAGTTATATGAAGTTTATATTCTTTAATAGATTGTTTTATACGAGCCTTATTGGCGATTTTCGCAATAGGTATTTGTTTGTTATAGATTAAATCAACATATTCATAATAGTAATCTAAGAATTCATGACCCTTACCATCCAATAACATTCGTAGACCTTTATCCAAAAACTCAGCAACATATGTTGGTAATTTTTTAGATTTAATAGTATTACCCGTAAGTTTTACTTTACCTTTATCTGTAAGAAGTGCGTAATTCTTACGAGCTACATTAATCGTGGCGGGCCATTGACCGTCAGTATCCAATCCCATTTCACCTCTCATAAAAGTATCGTTATATTCAGCAACATCCGCTTCAGAACCCCAATACTCCTTACCTTCATCTACTAAGTCGTTTAATCCTTGACCAATATATGAGTGACTATCTCTACCTTCAGGTACTGAAAAGTTTACACCGTCAGTATCCATAACCAAAGGTTTATATCCACGTTGCATAAACCACATAATCATTTGACGAAGATATTGTCGTCCTGTACATGTAATTTGTTCACCCATATCCATATCACCCCATGGAAATACCTGAGGAGCAGATAAGGAACCAAAGAATGCGTTAATGAAAATTTTAATAGGTAACTGTTTACGGTTATACTTTAAAGATTCCTTTGGATTGGTTTCATATAAATCACCCGCAAGTTTTTTGTATTTAATACGAGTATCACGGAAATACTTCAACATACTCTTCATCGCCCCCGTAACATCACATTTCGGGAAAACATCGTGAACCAACTGAATAGATGGGTATAGTGATGAGTAGTCAAGTTTTAATACGTTAGTTGAATAACCAACCGCCAAGAGTCGTGACAACCCACCGGTAAATGGTCGTTTTTCACCTTTTTTAGGAATTGCAAGATTATTCTTATACGACCACGCAGCCATAATCATTTTCCATAATGTTGCGGTACCCATAGTTGATAGTCTTTCATATGTTGTAGGAACCAACTTTGATAGTAGGAAGTTTGCTTGATTGAACTCTTCATCTACCACCATCGTCTCCCAAATATCATCATATAGGTATCGTTCAATAATGTAGTTACCATTAACAATTTCATAGTGACCAGGGAATCGCTCCATCAGGTTTTCTGTGCCTGGTGCTCCGACTTCTTTATACCCACCTGACTTTGGATTAAAATAGTAATCCTTATTGTCAAAATAAATTTTACCAATCTTATCACCCTGAACATACACTCGGTTTTCTTTTTCTGCTCCGATAAATTGGGTGATGTACTTAAGTCCCCAACTCTTAATGTCTGAGTTGATAGCTTGCGCTCTACGAACCGCGTGTGCAATATCAACGATATTATAACCCCACATCATAGTTTGTGTGTAGGGTTCCATTTCATTGGCAAGTTTTAACATACCCTCTTTTTGTTTTAAAGATTGTTGAGGGTTTAGTGTTTTAGCAATCTTTTTTGGGTTGAGTCCTAAAATTTCTGCTCTGCGTAAGATAAATGGAAAATCGAAGAACGCCGAGTTATATCCACCAATAAGGGTGGGTTTAAGATACGCAATAGTATCAAAGAACTCTATAATTACCTTTCTTTCTTCTTCATCGTTTTCACATGCAATAACTTTTTCAAAACCTTTATTGTCCTTCATTCCGATAAGGAATATTCTACTGTCCTCAGGTGATAAACCTGTGGTCTCAATATCGAATACGAATCTATGAACTTCATCGTATTCGTCAAATCCTTTAAATAATCGTTTATTTTTTTGGACTAAGTATTGTTCAGTCGGTGGAAGTACCATAATATGGTCGGAGTTTCCTCTACCCCAAGGGTCAAGACCTCCACCTTTAAAAAAGTTAATTAGATTACTATATGTTTTGGTGGACTTAACCAAATACTTAAGACCTTCTTCCATACGTTCATCGTTATGGGTGTCTAATTTTTCTATAATAATGCCATTTTCTGACATTGCTTTTTTCTGAGCAAGTTTTGAACCACCATAAAAATTTAAACCTCTTAGGTCTCCAACCCACGCAAATGGAATAAATGTGTCTGATTTAATAACTTTACCCTGCTCAGGGTGTTGAATAATTTTGAATATTTTTCCTGAAGCGTAATCATATTCTAACGCCACGATATATTTTTCAGGGTCCTCTCCGAGGAGGAAATCTTCAATTTCTTTTTGTGATACCATAATATTTGTTTTTTTCGTCTGAGACATTATACTCACATCGTTTTGATGTGATTACTCTTTGACACTTAAAACAAATAATAATGGAAATTTAAATCTTTGTCAAATGATATTGATGTAAAGATTTTCTCTAATTGGTGCAATTAATTCCCCCATCGAATTTACAATATGGAACTCACCAATGAAACGACCCTTGTTTTTTGTATCTCGTTTACTCCATTTATAATAAATGTAATATTCTTTTGGGGCATCAGGATTTTGTTGAATCTTTTCTGTGATGTAAGCGTTGTTCATTAAAACTTTTGGAATACCATTGCTCTCGTCTTTCATAGTAAAACGAATAGTAGCAGTATCGAGGTCGGCATCAAATATTTTATTGGCATTTGTTCTACCGTCTTTTACTACTTGCATCTTTAAGATGGGTAACTCACTATTTTGTTTAATAAAAAATTCCATATTATATTCTGTTTGGTCTACAACATAAATCAGGGACACTTATTGAATCTCTGACATTTATAAATAGTTTCTTTCTTAAAGGCAATATAATCTCACCCTGTTCGTTAGATATTTTAAACTCACCAATATAGCGACCAGGTTTTCTCGTCTCATGTGAACTTAACTGATAATAGACATAATATTCAACTTCAGGACTATCACCTGTTGCTTCTTTTACCATTGTCTGAGCGGCTTTATTCACCACATAATATTTTTCAGTTTCTTCGTCCCACATACTAAAAGTAATAGTCGATGTATTTGTTAAGTTATCAAACTCACGAAAATCAACACGACCATCCTTTATTATTTGGACTTTTACTATCGGTAAGGTACTATTTTTTCTTATAAAAAATTCCATTATGCTACAGGTGTTACATTAAAATTTGGGTCACAATCAGTCTCAGATATATTGAAACCAAAGTCACAAGTTATTTCATTAGATACAAAGTCAAAGTTACATGCGGCTTCTTCAATGTTAAAGTTAAAGAAACAACCTAATAGACATGGATAACAGTTAGAACACCAAAAATCATATAAATCAAATCTAGATTTTAATAATCTTGCATTATGCTGTATTTGTGGTGTACTTAATGGTTCGGTATACATTCTAAATTGTGATATACCACCCATAAAAGTCCCTCCAAAATTAGGCTCCATAATAATATCGGTGGTTAAACCTGAAAGTGAAGTGCCCGATAAAACTTCATTTGGCATCGATTCAGGGTCCTGTATATATGGGCCGTCAGTTGATGTACATGCACTAAACATTAAACTTTCCCTAAGACCTTGAGTTCCCCCACCCCAACTAATATTAAAAGGTACCCCAAGCTGTTTTTCTTTTTGAGTATTTAATTCACGAGGAATAATCTCTTCAAAGTCTTCAATAACCATAAAGAGATATCCATTAACATAAAGTTTTAACAAACCTTTTCTTTTGTCTTTTTCTCTTAACCATTTACGATTAAGTTCTGTAATATTTGTTAATTTTTCTTTTGTTGAACCAATATGTGTTTGTGGAGGCATAATAAGATTTGGAGACGCACCATTTATTGATGATGGGTATAGTAACTCCCTTATATCGCCAAGACCTCCCCAATTTATTAAATCACAACCCTCAAGAGTTTCATACCTCTCAAAGACTGCTGAAATCATAACCCATCTTTCTTCTGTATTTGCAGTTAAACACACTAAACTATCATAACCACAATCATCATAAATTCCTCTAATGGAACATATTTCATTAACACAATACCCTGATGAGTATGTTAACCCTGTCGTACCACAACTACCCGTTGTTATACAATCACCAGTTAATTTTATATACTTAACACATAAATGTGGATTTTTTGGGTCCCCATCTAACCTTATTGTCATTGCGTTTGAAAATACATCTTTACCTGGGTCAACAGGTGGATTTATTACCTCAGTATTGTATCCACCGCAATTACTGATATTATGATGAACAGTAGTTGCGGTCGTTGGAAAAACATTAAAACAGTTTGAATTTGTAACTCCTGTATCGGAACACGCACAAGTTTTTATACATTCGGTTAATCCTGATGTTACTCTAATATATTTCCAATCGGTTACATTACCCACCACATCAATACCAAAATCACATTTAAAGGTATTCACTGTTTGAACATCTCCTGACGCAGGATGATAATATTTGTTTTCCGCTCTTGCACCAAAGAAAAAGAACATACCTGAATTATCAGGATAAACATCATTTAAATAAACTTCTGAAGGTTGAATTTCATACTCATCTCTTTGTCTAGGTTTAATGACTGTTTCCATCGTCCAACCTTTATTAACTCTTTCAGGAAATACTTCATAATCGTAACCATACAACTTATAAAAACCTTGGTAGAATCCTCCATACAATTCGTTATAATAACCTGCGTTACTATCTTCTTTAGAGACTATATTATATATTGTTTTTGAATTTCCTGAAAATCTATGGTTTGGCCAATCAGCATATGAAGTTACTGGATGTAATTTTAATCTTCGGTCGTAGTAATGAGGGTTAAATTTTTCAAAGTCATTTATACCCATAGTAAAAGTAATACTTTCACCTGACATCTTATTATATAAACCATTATCGGTCGCAGTTAAACCTATATCACATAAAGTGGTTGCGGTCTTACAAAATAAATCTTCATTATTTGGATTATAATAATTTTTAGAAATTACAGTATTACCTGTGTAGTTAACGTTCCATAATAAAGTCATTTTTTGATTAGATAGTAATGAATTTAAATCAATGTTAACCGGTAGTCTATTACCATCATTTTCAGCAATAATATTATTTGAGAATACGACTTCTTCATCGTAATCTCTTTCGTCCGACGCTAAAGTTAAATCAAAATAACTACTGTTATCTAACTTAATATCGTACCTATTGAAATAGTAATTATTAATATTCTGACTAGCCATGAATGGTTTTTATAGATAAATACTTTGTTCGGAGTATTTATAGTAAAAAAGAATCTATGAAATCATATCTTTATAAAACAGAAGAGGGTGCAACTAACGCGGCAAAAGAGTTAGGGTGTAAAGGTTTTCATAAACACAAAAGAAATACTTTCATGCCTTGCGAATCCCACAAACAGTTTTTAGAAAAAACTAAGCCAAAAAAATCTGAAGGTGAACTTGATGAACTTATTGATTTTGATGGCACTATGTTAAACTCTAAAGTGCCAATTTTAGACCCACATGTTACCGCTAGAGGCGATGAAACTATGGATAAAACCGTAGCAATGACACGAATAACACAAGACCCTCTTATGAGAGGATATAGAGTTTACTATGGAGAGTCAGTAGTTAGAGAAGAGGATATGGCAGACGCATTTGGGTTTGAGGAGACTAAATTTATGGATGCGGAAGAAACTATAGATTACTTTATGAAAGAACTTGGGTTTGAAGAAGATGAGGCTGAGGGTAGAGCAGATGAAATGGGTAAAGATGAAGATTTAGATAATAGCTCACCATATAAGAAAAATAAAAATTTTGTTATGAAGGGTCGTCTAACTGAAAAAGGTAAACCGTTAAGTAAAGAAGAAATATTAAAGATGGCCGAAGATTCATTAGTCACTAAAAGCGATGAAAAAGATTTAAAATTAAAAAAATCTATTTCACCTATATTAAGTAGAAATATTAAAGCGATTAAAAAATTAGCAGTTATGGATGGTATTTCTGTTAATGAATTAATTAAAATGTTAAAAAATGAATAAAGACCTTTATAATAAAAAAGTAAAGTTACCTGATTCTTTAAAAGACCACCTCTCTAAAAGTTTTGAGATGGTTGAAGCGGATAGTAATATAGAAGGTTATAATAGAAACAAAGAATTAAGGGAAAGCGGTATCATGACTTACCAACAACTTAAAAGAGTTAAGAATTGGTTCGACCAATATAATGGTAACAAAGAAGATGCTCCTTTTATACTTAATGGTGGAGATAGAATGCAAAAATGGTGTGACCACGTTCTTGACCATTGGAGAAACAGATTAGAAACAAGTAAGAAAGCCAAATCTGAAGGTGGTATGGATAATCAATATATTCAAAACCACACTAAAGATGGAATAGTTGTTAATCCAAATGACAAACACGAAAAAGGGATTAATAAATATGATACTGCAGTGACAGAACAAATTAAACAAATAAACTCATTAATGAAAACATTATTATAATGGCAACACAAAACGACAAATTACAATTTGACCAGCCAGCAAATAAATTATCAGAAATTGCTGAGGTTGAAAGAGGTAAATTATTTCCTAAAAATGATTTTTCACCTAAATCTGAATCTTATTCACCACAACATCCTGACGCATTAGCGGATGGAGATAATATAGGTAGGGGTACTGCTAACTTCTTGGATGTATATAACGAAAACGCAGGAACTTCAACTGATATTCAAGAAAGAGTCAGTGAAATTAAAATTAATAAATTTAATTCAAACAAGACATATCCTAATTTCTAATGGAACTTTTAAAGACATTCAAAGGACTTCTTAATGAGGTGGCGTCTCTTAATGATATTCAAAAATCAATAAGAGATAAGAATGTCACGATTATATATTACGATGGTGATAACCCTGGTGGTACGGGGTTAAGAACCATCGAGCCTGTATGTATTGGGTATAGTAAAAGGGGTAATCTAGTTTTAAGGGCGTGGGACCGTGATGGTGCATCTCATACTGCAACAATAGGTGAAAAACCTCTACCTGGTTGGAGAATGTTCAGGGTTGATAAAATCTTTACTTATAAACCAACTATTGATAAGTTTACTGAGATGAGACCAGGTTATAACCCTAATGGTGATAAAAGTATGACAAGTGTTATACTAAACGCAAAATTTAACAACGAATAATATGAGTGATTTAATGCAAAAATTGGCGGTATCTAAAAAAATAATGGATAAACACAGAGAAACCCCAAGAGGACAAGTATCAGGTAACTTACCTATTAACGAAAATATTAACGGAATTTATAATATTCCTAATGAAGTATTACAAGAATCATCACAACCGCCTGTCAGACAGACAATTCAAGTTAATCAACCTGTCAGTAATGATGCAATTAAAAACTCAAAATTACCTGAGGAGATAAAAAGATTAATGATTGAAAACCCTATCGCACAACCACAAATGGGTGGTCCTGTTTTGTCTGATGAAATTATAGAAGGTGCCTCAAGATTAATGGGACGTAGTAATACCACAACACCCCAACAACAACCTAAAGAACAAACCGTACTTGAAAATGTAGACCTAAAACAAATGATTAGGGATGTTGTTCGTGATACGGTAAGAGATGTAGTAAAAGAAGAATTACAAAACGCAGGTCTTTTAAGTGAATCGTCTCAAAATACAAACGAAACCCTTTCTCTTAGGGTTGGTAAACATATATTTGAAGGAAAAGTATTGAAAATTAAAAAGGTTAAACAGTAATATACCTTTTCTTATTACTTAACTTTTCTTATACTTTGTCTAAAAGTAAAATATATGACAAAGATAAGAGTTTTAGTTTTGCCCTCAGATAGAACGGGCGTAGGGAAATTCCGTTCAGTGGAACCCCACATCTTCTTACAAAATAAGTATCCCGAAGATTTTCACGTAGATATAGATTATGAACCAAAAGTTGACGATGACAACTATTGGAAGAATTATGATATTGTCCATTTTCATAGAACAATCACTAAGGACTATGTAAGTACACCTAAACTTATAGAAAAGTTAAAAGGATGGGGAATTGTAACCATTGCCGATATCGATGACTATTGGTTACCAACAATTGAACACCCCGCACATGCGATGATTACCGCGAATAAGTTACATACGAAAATTATGGACAATCTACGGGCAGCTCAGTATGTGACAACAACTACAAATATTTTTGCACAAGAGATTAAAAAATTGAATAAAAATGTTTTTGTTCTACCAAACGCTATTAACCCTAACGAACCTCAATTTAAAGAGGAAACAAAACCATCAGATAAATTAAGATTTGGGTGGTTAGGTGGTTCATCACATCTACATGATTTAAAACTATTGGATGGAGCATTCACAAGAAATAGTGATATAATAGACCAATTTGATTTATATTTGTGTGGATTTGACATTAGAGGTACCGTAACCGAAATAGACCAAAGAACTGGTCAACAAAAACAAAGACCAATTAAACCTGAAGAAACTGTATGGGCTCGTTATGAAGAAATTTTTACAAACAATTATAAATTTGTTGATGAGGATTATAAGAAATATTTGATGACCTACAAACAGGAACCATATAATAATGAAAATTTTTACCATAGAGTATGGACACAACCTGTTACATCATACGCTAAAAACTACTCCAAATTTGATGTTTCATTAGCACCAATTAAAAATCATATTTTTAATCGAATGAAATCTCAGTTAAAAGTTATCGAGGCAGGTTTTTATAAAAAAGCGTTAATCGCTTCTGAAGTAGGACCATATACAATTGATTTGAAACACGCATTACAAAATGGTAACTTTACCGATGGAAATGCACTTTTAGTTAAAGAACATAGAAATCACGGGGATTGGGCTAAACATATAAAAAAATTGGTCAAAAACCCTTCAATGGTGCAAGACTTAGGTGAGAGATTATACGAAACAGTTAAAGATACATACGACTTAAATAACGTTACAGATACTAGAGCACAAATTTATAAATCCTTAATATAATGATTAATTTACCGTTAACTAAACTTTTATTTTTTGATTTGGAAACTGTTGGTATTGAAAAAGACTTACCAACACTTAAAAAGAATCGTCCTGAACTTGCAAGATTATTTGAAAGTTACTTGGATTGGTTTGTTAAAAAATACCCTGACCAAGAAGGAAAAACTCCAGAAGAGATTTTTGTAAACAAAGCGGCATTAGTTGCTGAATTTTCAAAAATCATAGTAGCATCTTTTTCGTTTATAACACCAAAAGGAGATGTTCATACACAAACTTTTGCTGAAGATGATGAGAGAGTTTTACTAACACAAGTCAGAGATTTATTAAATAAAGTTGAGAAATTAGATTTTTACCTTTGTGGGCATAACATCAAATTTTTCGACATTCCTACATTAGGTAAAAGATTTTTAACTAATGGTATTTTACCACCTAAAATATTACCAACATATGAAACTAAACCATGGGAAATTAAAGCTTTAGATACTAAAGAAGTGTGGCAGTTTGGTAATAATTTTGGAATATCCTCATTGGATTTAATGTGTGTTTCGATGGGGATTGATAGCCCTAAAACTGGTGAAGTTTCAGGTAATTTAGTACACGACACATATTGGAACGCAAATGGGTTAACACCAATTGCTGATTACTGCGAAAAAGACGTAAATGTATTAGTAGAACTAATTAAAAAATTATATAATTTAAGTTAAAAAATGTTTGGTAAATTAAATGAACTAAGAGACAGTATGTCTCAATTAAGTGAACTACAAGAAAAATTAAGTGGGATGGATATGTCTGACCCACAATCAATGATGAATTCATTAGGTATTGATTATGAAGCATTAGAAAAGAGCTTCAATGAACAATACCATCAACCTGCAGAAATTGAGTATGTTTTAAAATCAATTAATCCTGAACCTATGTATCACTACGATAGTGATTCAGGTTTTGATTTGAGGTCAAACGAAAAAGTTACTTTAGAACCTTTTGAAAGAAAGTTAGTACCAACAGGATTATATATTAACGTACCTGCAAGATGTGAAGTACAAGTTAGACCTAAAAGTGGATTGGCACTTAAAAAAGGACTTACAGTTCTTAATACACCTGGTACTGTTGATGAAGGTTATACTGGTGAAATAAAAGTAATCCTAATTAATTTAAGTCAAGAAACTCAGATTATTGAGGTAGGGGACAAGATTGCACAGGCAGTAATATGTCCCGTAGTTCAAGGTAGAGATGTTGTCTTAAAAAGAGTTTTAGAAATTAAAGATAAAGACCGTAACGAAAACGGATTCGGTTCAACAGGAAATTAATATGATTACAATAGGATATAGTACAAAAAAGATAGACCCTAACTTTAGGGATTATATTGAAAAGTCTTGTGGTTTACATAATGTTGAGGTTATACCTTTTGAAAACCCTGGTACTCACTCATTAACAGAAGCATATAATATTTTATTAGAAAAGGCTTCTAATGATATTGTCGTACTATGTCATGATGACATTTATTTTGAAAAGAATAATTGGGGTAATAAAATATTAAAACATTTTAAAAGAAATCCTGATTACGGTATTTTAGGTGTTGCAGGTTCTAAATACATGCCAAGAACTGGTATGTGGTGGGAAGTTCAAACAGAAATGATTGGGATTGTTAACCACGAACACGAAGGTAAAAAGTGGACATCAAAGTATAGTGAAGATATCGGTAATAAGATAAATGATACTATAATTGTTGATGGTCTGTTTATGGTCGTTAATAAACCAAATATTAAAAAGAATTTTAATACTGAGGTAAAAGGATTTCATTTTTATGATGTTGATTTTTGTTTTAGAAACTTTTTAGAAAATGTTAAAATTGGAGTTTTCTTTGATGTTAGAATCACACACAAGTCTATCGGTATGACTAATGAACAATGGGAAAAGAACAGACAGCAATTTGCTGAAACGTATAAAGAAAATCTACCCATTTTATTACCAACAACATTTACCAAGAAAGAACCTAAAAAGGGTGAACCATTAGTGACTATTTCATTACCAATATATAATCAAGCAAAAAGATTAAATCTAACAATAGAATCAATATTCAAACAAGATTACACAAATTTTGAAATAATCATAATTAATGATAATTCAACTGATGAATATTGTTTAATGAAGTTATCAACATTAAAAGACCATCAAAATATAAAGGTTCTTAATAAAAAAAATGAAGATTCTTTTAAATCACGTATATTATCAATAAATGAAGGTAATGGTGAATTTATATTATCATTAGATGAAGGAGATATGGTACTACCAGGATATATTAAGAGTGGGGTCTCAATAATAAAAAATAACCCTAAAATAAGTCCTGTATATTGTGATATTATTCATGTAGGTAAAAAACAAGGTCTTGAACAAAAACAAAATTGGTCAATTAATTCAATTAATGATGAAACTCTTATCATTAATAATTCAATATTTTCTAAAGAATCCTATGAAAAATCAATGAAAAATGATGGTTTATTAGATAAAAATAATGAAAGTATTATTTATAAAAATATGAGTAATATCGGATTATTAGGTAAAAGAATACCTAAAGGATTAATGGTAAAATTTAATTATTAATATGAAATTATATTCTACAATAAATGAATATATACAAAAAGAAAATAAGTCATATTTGAAGTATAAAGTAATCGACTCAAATATTACCTTATTTGAAGGTACTAAAGATGAATGTTTAAAATATATTGACTCAAAAGTTAATAAAGATACTAAGAAAGTTATAATTGTTGGTCCTTCACCTCACCTCATTAATTTAAATTTAGGAGAAAAAATAGATAGTTATGATGTTGTTGTTAGAATGAATAACTCATACACAATAAGTAACCATAAAGACTTTGGTAGTAGGACTGATTATTTATTTTTAAATCAAATGTGGGTTAGAAATAATAAATCATTAATACCCGATTTAAAAAGAAAATTCAAAGAAAATTTAATAATAAAACAAGAAAATTTAAATTCAAAGGCACCAAAAGGGTATAACTTAAATACTAATTGGAGTTCTAATATGGGGGTATTGACCATTTTACATTTAATTAATGAAGGTTATAAAAATATATCTTTAACAGGTTTTTCTTTTTATCAAAATCATCCATTTTATGTTGATGAGCATTTCCATAACCAAAAAGGTATGGTTTTAAAAGGAGAGAGTCACCCACAAAAAAAAACAATTAAAGAAATTAATGAATTTATTAAATTAAATCATATCCATTTAATGGATGATACCAAATATTGGTTTGATTTAACTAAAGAAAAATATCTATAATATGGCTATTTTGAGACCCAACCACCCAATGTTCTTAAGTGATGGACCAATTTTTATACATATTGGTAAATGTGGAGGTAGCACTTTAAGAACCGTTATTAAACACAAATATGAAATTCATTTACAAAGAGTAAAATTTTCTAATGATGACAAATATTTTATATCACTCAGAAACCCTATTGACCGTTTTATTTCCGCCTTTTACTATAGAAAAAATGAATTCTTATCTGGTCGTGGGGGTAAATATATCTTAAATGAAAGTAAAATTTTTAATTCAGTAGACAATGTTTATGATTTTACCGAAAACTTATTTGATTATAATATAGAAAATGTTAATGGTGTTGCCCATATCGGCGAGTCAATTTCATATTACTTATCACCAATCATTACTAAATTAAATAAAAAAAATGTGACTAATATTTTTACGACACATTTTTTAGATGAAGAATTGAAAAAGGTTGTCCCTGACTATAAAAGAAAGGTATTAAAAGATAACTCAAAAAATAAACCAAATAAAAAACTTAGTGAATTATCAATTAAAAATTTAAATAAGTTTTTAGAAAAAGATTTTAAAATAATTGATGAGCTATATAAAAAGGATTTATTAACTGATAAACAATATGAAATTTTGAGTAAGAAAGACGGTTGGTAAAAGTTAAAAAAATACAGTATCACTAATACCCTTATCATCAATATAAACATCAGCATATTTCTTTATACCGACTCTTAACTCATCATATGAAACCCCCCATGAATCTAATTGATTTTTAGTTAAATCAAACCAATTAATTCCGGTGACACTACCTCTGGCAGTGTCGATAATAATACGGTTACCTTCTGAATGTAATTTATTTACCCTGTCTATTCTATCTTGTATTGGTGTTGAATTTTTGTAATCACCATCCACTGTTATACACAAAGTATTGTCTAAATCAAAACAGTATATCATTTTAAATCACCTCTTAATTTTCTTAATGCTGGCATTTCAGAATCTAATACATACTTTTCTGAAGTACCCATAGCATTTTCAACTTGATTAATATACTTAATAATTTTCTTTACACCATCTAACTCTAAAGAACCTATGTGGTCAGTACCTTTCATAGTTCTATCCAAAGTAAAATGTCTTTCGATAATTTTTGCCCCCATAACATATGCAGCAATATCAGGTGCAATACTCATATGATGACCACTTAAACCAAAACCTTTAATTATTTTACCATATTTTTGTTTATATGTGTTAATTACATTTAGATTAATATCCGTATCTGCGCAAGGATATGAGCTTGTACACTGCATCAAATATTTATCAACATCCGAAAAAATCTCAATAGCATCATCCACTTCTTCCATAGTTGACATACCTGTAGAAATTATAGTTGGGACACCTTTTTTAGACGCTTTAATCAATAAGTCTTTATCTGCCATTCTTTGAGATGCGATTTTTAAATATTTTACATTACACTCATCCACCAAAAAGTTTAAGCTGTTCTCGTCAGTAAAACTTGAAATGAAATCAAATCCTCTGTCTTCAGAATACTTTTTTAAATTAATAAAATGTTCATGACTTAATTCTAGTGCCTTTCTATGTTCGTAATAAGTTTTACCAAATGAATTTGGGTTGTTATATAACATGTTTTTTTGTTCCTCACTCAAACATGTTTCAATATCTCTTTTAGCCGTTTTAATTGCTGATACACCAGTACCGACTAATTGGTCAACCATTTTTTTCGCAATGTTTATATCACCTTGGTGATTTTGACCGATTTCGGCAATAAAGTATAATTTATTAGTATCCATTATTTTATGTTTTTATTTATTTGATTTATCATTTTTATTTTTTCTTCTGATGTGACTATGTTGTTAGCGATATCAAAATAAGTTAAAAAAGATTTATTTTCAATATATCTTTTGTAAATGTCTTTAGACAAATTAAAATCTTCCTCATCATCAATAGTTAGACGAATACTTTTAATTTTTTCTTCATTGTCAATTTTAAGTTTTTTTACCCTGAATGTCTTTTCGTTTTCGTAAATATAATTTGTAACATGCTCAAAGTAAAACTCATTAGTTGTCAACTCTTTTACTTTTCTTAATGATTCAGTTTTAACTAACTCGGTAAAGAATCCTGAGTGTGACTTCATGGCTGGTGTGTTGTCTGAATAAAAGAAACTTATATAGTCGTCATTATCATATTCGTCAATTAATCTTTTTATTTCACTATTTTGAATGAATGGATTATCAGCACATATACGGATTACAAAATCTAAATTTTCATTATCACATATATCAATAAATCTAGATAATACATCATTTTCCGAACCATAGTAAGTTTTAATACCTAACTTGTTTGCGTATTCGCCTAACAATTTATTTTCAATAGACTCTGAAGTTGCAAGTATAATATCGGAAGACTTAAATTCTTTTAATAAGTTAGTTATTATAACTTCAATTAAAGTAAGTTCATCATAAAATGGTCTTATCATTTTATTTTTAAGTCTTGTAGAACCTAATCTAGCTTGTATTACTATCTTATACATCATAACATTTGAAGCTCTACACCGTTAACTTTACATCTGGCTTCAATTTCGTTTTTAATCATACTTAAAACTCTTTCAGGTAGAACTCCTGTAAATTTTTCATTATATCCAGCACTTTTGGCAATACCATATGTTGTTATTTTTTTAATACCATTATAAACACACCATTCAACAGATGTATTTGCACTGTTTATTGCCGTTTGAAAATTAGGGAACCCATGTACTGGATTGGATGTTAATAAATTATAAGGATACCATAAACATTCTAATTCAGGTGCAGAATCTTTTATTAGTGTCCATGGTTTATTTGGGTCGGGTTTACCAACATGTAAACCTAAATGTGGAAAATAAGGTAAAACAATAATTTTTACCATTTTTAACTTTTCTCGGTCCATCTTATCAAAGTTATGAAAATCATTAAAAACAACAACATCCGGCTCATCAACCTCATTTACTGTCTCATTAATACAAATGTGTATTTGATTTTCTTTTTTATCAACTTTTTTAAAAGTAGGACCTTTTCCAAATATAACCGCTTCTACACCTAAAAACCCAAAATTATTTTTCATATATCGTTTTTCTTTATTAAATAATAATTTTTTTTATCTTGAAATAAACACATAGAGTAAAATACATAAAATTAAATCAATAGTAAAACATTATGAGATTAATAACAGGTAACGGATTAGTTGGGTCGGCTTTAAAAGGGGATGTTAAAATCTCATCAAAAGATTTTGATTTAAGGGATACTGATTCAGTTAAATTAATGTACACATTAAACAAACCAACAGAGGTGATTCATACTGCAGCAAAGGTTGGTGGATTAGGTTCAAATATGAGATACAAAGGTGAATACTTTTATGATAACATAATGATGAACACAAATGTAATTGAACAAGCTAGACAAAACGGTGTTGAGAAGTTAGTTGCATTTTTATCCACTTGTGTTTTTCCTGATGATGTTGAGTATCCTCTGACCGAGAAAAAAATTCATTTAGGTGAACCTCACACATCTAACTATGCATATGCACATGCCAAAAGAATGACAGACATTCAAATTAGGGCTTATAGGGAGCAGTATGGATTACAATATAAGTCAGTAATACCAACCAACATATATGGACCAAATGATAATTTTTCATTGACTCACGGACACGTGATGCCAATGTTAATACATAAAATGTATTTGTCGCAAAAAAATAACGACCCTTTTGAAGTATGGGGAACAGGTAAACCCTTAAGAGAATTTATTTACTCTAAAGATGTTGCCGACTTAACAGAATGGGTTATGAATAATTACGATGAAGATGAACCAATTATCCTTTCAACATCACAAGAAATATCAATTAGAGATTTAGTTGATTTATTAGTGCAAGAGTTTAACTTTAAGGGTAAAGTAATTTTTAATGAGTCTAAACCAGATGGTCAATATAGAAAACCATCGGATAACTCAAAAATAAAAAGTTACCTACCCAACTTTCAATTTACACCGATTGAAAAAGGGATAAAAGAAACAGTAAATTGGTTTATTGAAAACTATGAGTCAACAAGAAAATAAAGTTGCACTAATAACAGGAATTAATGGACAGGACGGTTCATATTTAGCAGAATTTTTATTAGACAAAGGTTATGAGGTATGGGGAACAGTAAAAAGAAACTCAGTATCTGAAAACCAAACAAATCGATTAGGTTTAACATATTACAAGATTAAAGATAATTTAGAGTATGTTGACATGACTGACTTATCTTCATTAGTTAGGATAATACAAAAATGTAAACCTAATGAGATATATAATTTAGCAGCACAATCACACGTTAGAATATCTTTTGACCAACCTATCTACACTGCAAATGTAACAGGTATAGGTACTCTTAATTTATTAGAAGCAGTAAAATTAATCGACCCAACAATTAAAATATACCAAGCATCTTCATCAGAAATGTTTGGTAATAATATTGACGATGACGGATTTCAAAGAGAAACAACTCCAATGAATCCTGTATCACCTTATGGGTGTGCTAAAGTTTTCTCGTATAATATTAGTAGAAATTACCGAAACTCTTACGGTATGTTTATATCAAATGGAATTTTATTTAATCACGAATCACCAAGAAGAGGGACAAATTTTGTCACTAATAAAGTGGTAAAAACTGCGGTTGAAATAAAAATGGGTATTAAAAATGAATTGTTATTAGGTAATATGGACGCAACCAGAGACTGGGGTCATGCTAAAGATTATGTAGAAGCAATGTGGTTAATACTACAACAAAATGAACCAAATGATTATGTGTGTTCTACAGGAATATCACATACCGTTAGAGACTTAGTTAATTATGTATTTAAAAAATTGGATTTAGACCCTATATTATATGTTAAACAAGATAATAAATTTTTAAGACCTGAAGAATTAACAGACTTAAAAGGTGACAGTAGTAAATTAAGAAAAGAAACAGGATGGTCCCCCAATTACACTTTCGAATCGATGTTAGATGAAATGATAGATTATTGGATAAAAAGGTACCAACTATAATTAAACAATTAAAATTAAATGACAAACAGAACTAAAAAAATCGAGACAACGCCCTCTAATAAACCAATTAAGGAAGTTATTAGAAGCATCGTTGGGAAGACACCAAGAAAAAAATTCTTGTCAAATGGTCAAAAAGAATATTATGATATTCTATTAAACAATGAGATTACTATTTGTACAGGACCTGCAGGTGTTGGTAAATCGTATATCGCAATGAAAGCGGCAGTAGAATTATTGATGGATAATAATAATTCATATGAAAAGATTATTATTGTCAGACCTGCGGTTGAAGCGGAGGAGAAGTTAGGGGCTTTACCAGGTAATCTTGAAGAAAAATTAGACCCATATATTTTTCCATCGTACTACCTATTAAACAAAATCATAGGAAAAGAAGCAAGAGAAAAATTAAAAGAGTCTGACGTTATTGAGGTATTCGCATTAGCGTATATGAGAGGTATGAATATTGACAACTCAATATTAATTTTTGAGGAAGCTCAGAACTCAACACCGTCACAGATGAAGTTATTATTGACAAGAATTGGTTTTAATAGTAAATTTTTTATATCTGGAGATATTGAACAGACCGATAGATATAAGGATAAAACACATTCGGGTCTATACGATGCGGTAAATAGATTTAAAGATATGGAAAATGTTGGTACATATTCATTTAATTCTAAGGATGTAATTAGAAATCCATTAATCACTAAAATATTAGATAGATACGAAGAATGAGAATAGCAATAGATGTTAATGGTGTATTAAGAGATACGTTTTTAAAGGCAGAACAACTGTATCAAAAATTCTATATTGATGAATTTGAAGAAGAAAAAACGTCATCTTTTAATGAGGAGACTGAAGAATTTATCGAAGATGTTGTGGTAGATGATTTTAAATACGAATTAAATTTACCCGTTAAATCATTAGACGATTTAGAAAATCATTTTAAATTTAAGACTAAAGATGACCTCTTTAACTTTTTTTATATCGATTTCCCAATGCAAATTTTTGGTCACGCACCTTCAACATCACCTTCATCATTCAACGAACTAAATGAAATTTATGAAGAACTTAGAGATGGTCATGATTTATTAATTGTTTCTGATGAAATTCAAAAATCAAAACCAGCAACTTTATTTTTTTTATCAAAATATGGTTCTTTAATTGAAAAAATTAAATTCTATTCTAACATTACTATAGATAGTATGTGGGATGAAGTAGATATTTTAATAACTGCAAATCCAAATCATATCTTAAATGCACCGTTAGAAAAAACAATTGTAAAATATAAAACAACCTATAACGAAGATATTGAATCTGAATATACTATTGATAGTATTATTGATTTTAAAAAGTTATACAAAAATTTAAAATTAAAATGATGTTAGAACTATTGGGTGAAGCTTATTATGTAGATTTTATTAATTTGGAGGAATCTATTAATATCCCAAAAACAGAAAAATCCAATAAAGACGAAAAAGACGGTGAATTATTAGAAGAATCAGATACTCAACAAATTAGTATTGTTAAATATGAAACCATAAAAATGATGTTAGAAGTAATTTTAACAGAAAGAGAAGAACTTGACGAAAACTTAGGTATTCATAATGCTAAAAATTTAAGCCTTCCCTTTAAAATTGCTTTTAATACATTATTAAGACACGGTATTATAAAACATTTATAAAAATATGGACACACAATTATTACAAAAAGTAGAACAATCAATTAAGAACTTGGAAGATAAATCAGTTAGAATTTATTTTTTAGTTCAAGATACTAAAGGAAATGCAAGAGCAAGTGTAAGACACATATATGAAATTGCGTTAACTTTAAAAAATAACGGATTTAACCCAATTATTATTCATGAGAATAAAGAATATGTTGGGGTATCTGAATGGATGGGTGAGGATTATATGTCATTACCTCATGAATCTATCGATGGTCAAAATTTACAAATTTCACCTGAAGATTTCATAGTAGTACCTGAAATTTATGGTCATGTATTGGAACAAGTTTCTAAATTACCATGTGGTAAAATAGTAATGTGTCAAGCATATGACCACATGTTAGAAACATTACAACCTGGTACATCATGGTCACAATATGGATTCCTTAAAGCAATTTCAACAAACGAGAAACAAGTTGAGTATGTAAAAGGAATTATGAAAAATATTACTTTTGACATTATTGAACCTTATATTCCTGAGGTATTTTCGGAAAAAGAAAAACCATCAAAACCAATTATTTCAATCCATACTCGTGAACAAAGAGATACGATGAAAATCATTAAAACTTTTTACCTAAAATACCCACAATTTAGATGGATTACTTTTAGAGATATGAGAGGATTAAATCAAGAAGAATTCGCAACCTACCTTAAGGATTCATTTGTTTCAGTATGGGTAGATGACACTTCAGGTTTTGGTACATTCCCAATTGAATCAATGGCATCTCGTACACCTGTAATTGGAAAAGTACCTAATATGAAACCTGAATGGATGATGGATAATAATGGTGTTTGGACATATGAATTAAATCAAATGCCAGACATTATTGCTGAGTTTATTCAAAATTGGTTAGAGGATAATATCTCTGATGGTTTATATCAAGAAGGTTTAAACACAGCATCGAAATATAAAAATAAAGAGGAATTTGATAGTAGTGTTATTTCTACATTTAATTCTTACTTAGAAGTAAGAAAAGAATCCTTTGTTTCGCAAATTGATAAATTAAAAGTAACAGAAGAAAATTAATTAGTATGGAAAGTAAAATAAATGTATCAGTAATATTACCTGTAAACTCATCTAAAAATAAAAACTTTACAGAGTTTTTCGAGAGCAGTATTAAATCAATAAAAAATCAATCAACACCAGTTGATGAAGTTGTTATTGTACATAGTGATGAAGAATCACTAAAAATGTTTTTAAATGAATTTGATTTTAGCGGGTTAACCGTTAATATGGTTGAAAATACCGGAGACGTTGATTTTTCAAGTCAAGTAAATAAAGGTGTTGAAAACGCAAAGAATGAATGGGTTTCTATTTTGGAATTTGACGATGAATATGCAACTATATGGTTTAAAAATGTTAAACGTTATATTGAGGCATATCCTGAGGTTTCAGGATTTTTACCGTTAGTCGTTGATGTAGACGAAAAAGGTGTGTTTGCTGGTTTCACTAATGAGGCAACATTCGCAGCTAATATGAACACAGAAATTGGTTATTTAACCAACGAAGTTCTGTTAAATTATCAAAACTTCCAATCAAGCGGTATGGTTATTAAAAAATCATTATTTAATGATTTTGGAGGTTTTAAAAAATCTATGAAGCTAACTTTCGTTTATGAGTTCCTATTAAGATTGAGTTATAATTCAGTAAAAATTATGACTATTCCTCGAATAGGTTATAAACACATGAATATGAGAGAAGGTTCCATCTTTTGGAACTACAAATTTGGAGAGAATAAGATAACCGAGGATGAGGTTGCTTTTTGGATTGATTCGGCAAAAAAAGAACATTTCTTTATTGAAGATAGGAACATAAATTACCAACCTGAAAATGTTTAATGTTTTTAGAATCTTTAAGTGGTGATTCCTTAAATTCAGAAGAAAAGAAAAAAAGAGGAAGAAAACCAACGACAAATAATTATTTCGCGGAAACTGAAGAAATGGCAGTTAGGATGTTCCTAACTGCCAGTACTTTTACGGAAAAAAATGAAATATATAATGATTTTCTTAGGGCTCCATTAGATAAGATGATAGAGTCCATTATTAGAAGATATAAGTTATATAGAAAAGATATGGATTTCCGTGAAATACATCATGATACCCATTCCTTTTTAATAACTAAGGTTGATAAGTTCAAACCTTCAAAAGGTAAAAAGGCGTATTCTTATTTTGGTACTATTTGTAAAAATTATCTAATGGGTATGATAATTAAGGACCAAAAAGAACAGAATAGAAAAATTTCATATGAGGATATTACTTCTAAATTAGAAAACAGACCTGATATGATTTATTATATTGAAAATGAAAAAATAGAACCTGCTGAAGTAATAAGTGAATTTGTAAAAGAACTTAATGACTTTATTGAAAACAGTCCACTTAATAGTAATGAGTTAAAACTAGGGTACGCATTAGTAGAGTTATTTGAAAATTATAATGAAATTTTTATAGGTACTGATAATAATAAATTTAATAAGAATATCATTTTATTGTCTTTAAGGGAAATGACAAATATGTCAACCAAAGAGATTAGAACATCAATGAGAAAATACAAAAAGTTGTATTACGATTTAAGTACAAGACTAAACAACTTATAAAAAGTTATTCTCTAAATATTTATAGTATTATGGCAAGACCGAAAAAAAAAGAAATAGTTTTAAGTAAAGATTCAGTTCTTTCTCTTATGCAAGAAATCTACAACGAACTCGTGGAGCAGAGGGCAACTGCGGTTAGAATACAAAACAAAATGTTGGCAATGTTGAAAGACCCTGAGGATATGACGGTAATCGGTCCTGTTATAAAAGAACAACAAAAAATAATAAACGATACCATAGAAAAAAAGCTCTCATTATCTAAATTACAGTCAACTATATGGGAAAAATCCAATAATAACACTGAAGAAAGTTTTAGTTTATCTGAAATTGATGATGATACACTACAAACTTTAATACAAAAAGATTTAGGAAATGACGAGAAAAATGATGGTTACAAGTTAGAGTAAAAAATAACCATTATGTCTAGTAATTACGAAAAGTTTAAAGAAGCCGGTGCCAAGATAGATGCTTATCAATCCACCAAACAAACACAGTTAGACGAGATTGAAATTAAAAAACTATCAAATGGTAATAATTTTGCACAAACCAAAAGTGAAGCGTTAAAACAACTTAACGCAATGGGTGACATCAAACAAAGAGCCCAACAACAAGTAAAAACCACTTTTGACGAATTAGTAGATTTATTTAAAAAATCTGCACCTAACCCAAAAAACACAGGGTCAAGTACTGCTGACTTTTTAGTTAAACAAATACTAATGGCCAGTGAAAATACTAAAAGTAGATTAGGTGAGATAGTCACCGAGGAAGTCCTACATGTTGCAGGTTGTTCTGAAGAACAAACTTTTGACACTGCACAAAAACTATACATTAAAGTATCGGATATTGACTTAAGGGAATTATTAAATAATAGTCCCGATTCAGAACCTTGGAATTTAAGGTACGAAAAAAATCAAATAAGTGTTGGTTCTCAACCATTTTCAATGGATAGAGAATTATACAATAGACTTCAAAATGTTGGAACATCGTTTAATTCACAATATGGTAACAATTACATAGGTGCTTCAGGTGCTGGTTTATTTGACATTAAGTATGTAACTAGTTACGTACAAGGCGGTACCACTTATTATGGTGACTTTTATGAGGTAACCATGGCAAATAGAATCACAGGAAATAATGTCGGTGATTTTTTAAGAGATTATTATAAATCGATTGACCTTATAAATTTTGATATGATTTCTGTTGAAATTATCAATATGTTAACAAACATTATTGATATTTCAGGCGGAATTTCAATTGGACAAAAGGAAGCTCAATCAAAATTTGCAATAATACTACAAAGAATATTAGGTTTGTGTTTTGACAGTACAAAAGAAATTGATGTACAAGGGACCGCTAAAGTAGGTCAGTTAGATAACATCGACCCATCGTTTTTTGAAATGTCTCCGACCGACCTAAAAAACATTGAAATTGAGGTTAATAATATGATTCAAGGAGTTACAGAATTCACTGACTGTGATAACGTTAAATTACCAGTTAATACTGAATCTTTATTATCGTCTCTAAATGCATTACGAGAAAATGGTAGTGATAACCCTAAAGACAGAATTGATGAATTCACTAAAATGGTTAATGATATGTCTAAAGACCAAAATTGGTCAATAAACATACCTAACAATATTAATTTTGATTTAAATGCTTCGATTAATTTTGATTTACTTAAAATAATACCTAAAGCGGCTATGTTTTCAGTATTAACTCCAAAAATGTTATTGGGGTTATTTATCGTATTAAAATCAATTAACCCATCATTTGCACTATCGTTTGTTATTGATGGCTTCAAGTCCTTTATGGAAAAATTTGGTAAGTTTATAGTTAATATGATGAGTAAAATTGCAGCACTATTTGTTGAGGAACTATTCAAACTACTTAAGAAAAATCTTAGATTATTGGTTGAGATTCTACTTTTAGAAATAGTAAAAGAATCTAAAGATAAAAGAGCGGTAATAATAAGTTCAGTCATTTTTATATTAATTCAAACAGTATCGGGTATTATAGATTATAGAGAATGTAAAAGTTTAGTTGATGAAATATTAAATCTTTTAAATTTAGGGGCGGCGGTTATTGGTGTATCAATTCCATCTTTTGCACTTGCGGCTAGTTCATTACTTGGAGGTTTCTCACCAACAAGAGCAATGACTGAGGTGACTAAAAGAATGCAAGAATTAGGAGTACCAACTGGTGATTTACCTGACGGTTCACCTAATATTGCAATGCCTGCGATATTCCAACAAATTAAAGGTTCTTACCAAGAACAATTGGCAAATGGTAAAGTTGAGGTTTGGATACCTCCATTGGCGGTACCACCTGTAGTTGCGGGTTCAACTGTTCCAACTAAAGCATCAGGAAAAGCGTTTTAATTATGAATGAAGATAAAATAAAAAAAATAATTATGGAGTATGAATCAAGACCTAATAAGGATTTGATTGAAGCCATGGACCATCTTCAAAATGATTTTGAAGAAACAAAAAAATTAATAATTAAATTAACAAGACATTTAGATGGTACCGAAACTGTATATAATAAATTATTGAGGGAATATAAAAAAAGAAATAAGAAATGAGCGATAATAATCTACCATATAATAATAGAATTATATTTTACGGTGAATGTATTGACACAAAGGACCCGTTGGGGTTGGGTAGAATTCGTGCAATATTAAAAAGTGAAAATACTGCAGATAGAGAAAAAAGTTTTAATGAATCGAAAAAAATATCTGTAGATGATTTGTGGACGACAAAAGACCCATTTGTTATTAGACCTTTATTACCTGTTTTTATTAATACTGTACCTAAAAAAAATGAATATGTTCATCTAATCTATTCAAATATTGATGATAAATCTAATAAGGATAAATTTTATATTGGTGGAGTATTTTCATCGTTAACTACGTTAGAAAATGAGCCTTACGAATCATCAGTTGGTAATTCTAATTTAGGTGTAAGAAATAAAGAAAACAAAAAACTTAGAAACCATAAAAATGGTGAAGAGTTTGATGCGAACAATAAAGGTGTTTATTCACTACCTGAAGATATATCAATTGATGGAAGAGGTAGTGCCGACATTGTAGTAAAGGATAATACTGTTTTATTAAGGGCTGGTAAGTATAATAGCGTACCAAAACCAAATGTTTATCCAATTGCTAATAATACACGAGCTTTCTTACAATTAAGTAAATTTGACCAAAAGACACAATACGGAACACCTGAAACTTTATATAAATTCACATTTAAACATAAGTCTATTAAATTATTGGTTGAGTATAATGTTATTAACCCTGACAATACTGCAAATTCATATACAGGTTCAGTTAACATCTACACACTAAAACCAAATGAAAAAACAAATACTAAAAACTTTGATAACTTAAGTGATGTTGAAGGTGAAAAAAGTTTATTAAAGATTTTTAGTTTTACTGCAGAACCTAAAGAAAATGTTGTAAAATTAATAAATTCAATATTAGATGGGGTTTCTAATGGTTTAATACCTAAATTAAATGATATTGCACCTTCAGTTAATCCTGTTGGTCCCTTACAATTAGATAAAGGTTTATCTTTCCCATACTACTTTAGACCTCAACCTAGTTTATTTAATATCCTAAATAGTCAAACATCTTCTACCGCATCTAAAATTTTTATCGGTAACTTAATGATGGGAGTCGCAGCAGTATCTACAGATGCAACGCCAGGTTATGGTTTAGTCTATGATGAATCTAAAAAACAATCAGTACCTTTTACACCTGAGAAAAATGTTGTAATACCACAAGAAAAAATTAAACTTAATAATACCTCATCATTATTAGGTGGTGATTATGTTTATTTACTTTCACACAAATCGGTAAAGAAAAGTACGGGAAAAATTGACTTAAAAGATACATTATACGGTATTGGTGAAAATGTAATAAGTGACGAAATTGAACCTAAAACATCATCATCAGTAAGAGGTGAAGAGTTAGTAGAGTTATTAAACTTAATTGTTCAGTTCTTAATTACCCACGTTCACCCATATCATGGGATGCAACCTAATCCTCAATCTTTAAACGGTGTTACCGCTGACAAATTACTTGAAGAACTTAGAAATGCAAATGAAAAGATTTTAAACAAGTATATTCGAATAAACTAAGTATTTATATTAAAAGATTATATGTCAGTTTACAAATCATATTTTAATAGAAACAACACAATAGTTTTTAATTCATACTCAAATACAGGTAGAAACCCTGTTGTTGAACTCTTTTTTGGTAGAGTTGATGACATTCTTTTACCTAAAGGTTTTAGTCGTTTTATTTTCGATATCGATTTATCTAAATTACAAGAAAAAATTGCTGACGGTGTAATTTCTACAGGATGTTCTAGAAATATGAAACATATTCTTAGAATGACAAATACTTCTGCATTTGATGAGGAATTATTAAATGATAAATGGTCTAATGGTAGAAGAAGAGCTACTTCATTTGATTTAGTATTGTTTAGAATACCTAAAATTTCTGGAGATACGGGTAACCCACAATTATGGGATGAAGGTGTTGGATATGATTATTATAATTTTAATCAGTTACCAACTGACAAATCATATTCCAGTAGACCTTCAAATTGGTATGAATCACAAACAATATCAAATTGGTCATATGATGGTTTATATGATAATGAAAATAATCAAACTATTTCAGGATTAAATTTTTCAGGTCTTACTATTATTGACACTCAACATTTTGAATTTGGTAATGAAGATATTGAGTTTGATATGACTGATGAAATTAACGACATACTTACAGGTGCAACTACAGGTATTACAGGATGGGGTGTTGCTTTTTATCCTCAAGTTGAAAATATTACAGGATTAACTGAGAATTATTCTGTCGGTTTCTTTTCAAGACACACTCAAACATTTTATGAGCCATTCTTAGAAACAACATACGATGATTTAATTCAAGACGATAGAAACATATTCTATTCGGGTAAATTAAATAAGTTGTATCTATACAGTTATAATTTTGGAGTACCTCAAAACTTTGATTCAAATCCTACAGTAGATATTTTAGATTTAAATGGTAATCCTGTCGCTGGTTTTACAGATTTACCTACGTGTTTAGTAACTAATGGGGTTTATGAAGTTGAGGTTGATGGATTAACCGCATCTACAGTACCTTGTATGTATTATGACCTATGGAAAGGTTTGGAAATTAACGGGGTTGCCTTAGATAATGTTGAAAACGAATTTGTAATTAACAACTTATCACAATTATATCAAATAGGTTCAACAACAAATGAACCATCTATATATGGATTTGATTTTTATGGTATTAAACAAGATGAAAAAATATTAACAACTGACACTCGTAAAGTTAATGTGATAATTAAGAAAGCTTACACAACAAATGAAGTATTAAGTAAGGTACAGGCATATTATAGAGTTTACGTCAGAGAAGGTAAAACAGAGGTTCAGGTTCAAGACTGGACATTATTAAACAGGACACCTGATGGTCATTATTTTATTTTTAATACTGATGATAAGATTCCTAATGAATATTTTATTGATTTGAAAGTAATAACTGACAGAGAAGTAAATACTTATAAAAAAGAACTTAAATTCCAAATAGTTAATAGAAAATGAAAAAGATAGTAATTAGTGAGTCTGAATTAATTGAAATCATTAGTAGAGTAATTAACGAAAAGAAAAAAAGTAAAAAGAAAAAAAAGAAGGACACCACTTTGTGTTCAAGAGGTAAATCAGCCGCAAAAGCTAAATTTGAAGTTTATCCTTCAGCATATGCTAATGGTTACGCAGTCCAAGTGTGTAAAGGTAAAATGCCAGGATTGGATGGGGAAAAAAGATGTTCAGGTAAATATTGTTCAGGTAAAAAATAATTACTATATTTGTAGCCTAAAATCCTGCTCAATGTATACCAGAAATAAAACATACCAACTTGTTAAGGTTAAAAACGATGAAGAAAAAATTGTTTTAGAAACCGATTCATCATGTGTTGAAAAAGCACTTGATTACTTTTATACGATAAAGCCAAAATGTTACGGTAATCCAAAGTATAGGATTTCAATTAAGAATTCTGAACCTGTTATTGAAAATTGGTAATTAAACCATTTTAGATATTACCCATTTATAACCATAATCTCCACCGTGAGATAACCAATCAACATATTCTTTGTGTTGTTCAGGTTTACCTTTAAAATTTTCATTAAGAGTTATTGATTTAGAAATGGAATCAAAGAATTGTTTTAGTTCTTTGATTTCTTTTTTTGTTGCAAATTTGCTTTCGATTAGTTTAATCGTTAACTGATTAACATTATTGCTTTTTTTACCATACATAACACCCTTTTTCATTTGATTTAAAACCAAACTAGGTATTCTATATTGTTCATTATTTTCAATGATAACTATTTTAAGGTCACCAGTCCCTTTAATTACTCTATGATAGGTCTCTTTAGGTATAAAGTATTTTTGTCCTTCCTGCAAGACCTGAGGTAGTTCCTCATCCATTTGTAACTTCCAACCGTTACCCGATTCAACAAAAACAATGCGGTCAAACTGGTCTCTATGCCATTTTAACTCATCAGACTCGACATTTTCAGTGAAAACTCGTCTAATTTTATTATGTGATATTTTTTCTTGACTATAAACCATTACCAAAATCTACCTGATACATTTTTACCAAAATCTTTATGTGCTCTACACGCCCAATAACCTGCCTTTGTTTTGTCTGTTTTCTTTTCACACTGATGTCTCGCCGCAAATGATTTACGAGCCGCGGGGTCATTCCATTTGGCTGTCATAACAGGAGAACCATAACTGACTTTTTTAATTTTTCCTGTTTTAGGATTACGAACATATACGTACCATTTTTTTGAACCACCACTTTTAGGTTTATTTAATTGTACTTTTTTACCCTTATACTCGGCCTCATTTAATAAACCGATAGATGCCATAAATTTATCGTAGTCATATTCAACATCTTCTATATTGAATTGGTTAATCATATTATTAGCAATAGACTTTCTATTTTCAATATCTTTAACCTGATTTAAAATATCAATAATACCGTCAACCATTTCTTTATCGGCATCTTCCTTTACTAATGGATAATCCAATGGTAGTTTTAAACCGTGGTATTTAAAAAATTTACCTCTTTCAGACTCTAATATTTCAATATCATCTTTAGACCATTTACCGATACCTTTGTTGTATAATTCACGAGCCTCATTAATTACCTTAAAGTATTTTGGACTTCCATATCTAAATAAATTTTCATCCAATGATATTCTATTATCAATATGGTATTTTAATTCTTCTGAAATAATTGGTTTATCATGTTCTAAAACTAAATTAACCAATCTATCTATTGCTTCGTTTTTCTTTTTATAATTTTTCACTTTGATACGTGTTGGCTTTTGACCTTTACCTGTTTGAGGGTCTTTCTTTTCTTTATCTCTTTTTCTACGACAAGCAGAGTCTTTTTCAGATTGTGTCATTTTACCAGCAACTCCTGCCGCACGACAAACGGGATATGCACCTTCATCAGCATCTTTTCTACCGCATGGTGGATGTCCACCACCTTTTTTCTTCTTACAGATATTAACCCAAGGACCTTTTGGTTGTGAAGAACCTTTCTTTTTTTTCTTCTTTCCGAACCAAACCGCTAAATCTTCAGATAAAATGTATTCACTCATACTTGATTATTATTATATTTTTCTTATCTATATTACATAAATATAACGAAGAATAAACTTTTCACTTAAATAAAAAAAAATGGCAAGAGCTAAGAAAACAGAAACATCGGAAGAAACTACAAAACCGACTACACGTAAAACAAGAACTAAACAAACTGAAACTGCATCAGTTGAGGAGCAGGTTAATGAAGTGTTGGATGAAACTACAGAAACTCAACCAACTGAAGAAACTGCCACTGAACAAGTAAAACCAATCGGTACATTGTTCAATACAATTAACTATAATAATGTTTCAGATTTGGACCGTTTCATTCAAAACCTAACACAAGAACAAGCTTTGTATTGTGTTGTACAAGCGGCAAGAGCGGCACACCAAAGAAGTGCATACGGAATGGAGGAGTCAGAAGTTGTTTCAAGAGCAATTAGAGTGTTAACAACACCACAAGAACCTAAACAAGAGGTTCCTGAACCTGAAGTACATCAGGCTTAAAAACATTTAATTAATTAAAGGGGACTTAATTGTCCCCTTTTTTATGCGAATTAAATTATGAATAGACAAGAAATTATCTCAAAAATTTGTAAATTATCGTCAGAAATTACAAAGGCAGTCATAAATGGTCATAAAGCACACGACCATGATAAATTTAGAGAACATCGTAGAGAGTTGGTTGAATTACGGTGTCAGTATTTTGGTAAGGATTCTAAACTATGTAAAAATGAAAGAAAAAATTTTAGGTAGTTAATTATAAAAGAAATAACCAAAATCGATTATGTCAATTGTAACATAGTAATTGTTTTCGTTCTCAATTACATATGTTCCCATAACCATAGTATGTCCTTCAGTGTCTGAATTTGTGTTGAAAAGTATTTCATTATGTTGTTCTGAAGATTTAAAACTATTAATTACCTGATTAACAAACTTATCATAACTCTCAAAACCCCACACATCTACACACACTTCACCAATACCATATTTTAATCTAGTGGTATCAATATTGTTAATCAATCCATACTTTACCCTAACAGAGTTAATAATATCTTTTACGTCACCTTTTGGTATGTTTGGATGAAACAGACTATCTTCTTCCGAGATAATAGTGGAAACTTTTTTACTATATCCTAAACCGAAGTCTAATGATAGAGATAGTGTGTCAACACCATTTTGAATACGAATTTGATTAACCTTTTTTATAAGTAATTTAGAAAATACAACATTATCAAATGTGTTTTGGGAATATACATTTAGACCAAATAATAAAGTTGTTAAGATTAATAGTATTTTTTTCATACAACAAATATACGAAAAAAAATACAGACTACAAAATATTAAGAGATGTTAAGGTCTTCAATTCTTCTATAAATAGGTCCATGAGAAAGTCCCTCATCATTGTAATCGTTGTCCTCAGTCTTAAAGAATATATCAAAAACATCAAAGAATTTTTTCAAATCAATTCTTACATCCCCATACATATCACTATTTCTTATGGTTTTATTACGTATTTTATTTTTTCTAAGACCACCATTTCTCCACAAATCATATTTTTGTAATATTGGAAATGCTGATGAATATATATCTTCTAAGTTAATACTTTTTATGTAATCAAGTTTTTCTCGTTTATCGTCATATGTTTTTACCTTTTTAATTATATCACCTAAAACACCAGCAATTGGTAATAAACTAGCAACATCGTCTAATAACATTTGTTTAGAATCATCTTTACTATCATCAATAGGTGGTAATTTCCCATCTTTATACATCTGCAATCTACTACTTACCAACGATTCTCTTTCTTGTTGAACCGTACTAGGTCTAATAACTACTTTATTATCCACTACTTTATCACCACAAGCATCTAAAGTTAATAATAACCCATCATTTACACCTGGTTTATCATTATAAACCACCTCACCATTTTTAACTATCTTAACTCTTGGTAGGTCTTTATGTGTATTTGGACTTACCGATATAAACCATATATTAATGAGTCCTTTACCTTGTTTAACAATATTTTTTGATTGTTCATTTGTAACTGTAAATGTATCGACCCTTGTACCCCTAATATCTCCATCTTTATTTGACCCATATTTTTTACTTATGTAACCATACGCAGGATTAACTAACTGACCAGGTAATTTAGGTTCACCTGAAATATTCCTATATGTTACATTACCATTTGAATTATTTAAATTAGCAGTTTTACCACCCTCAGCATTTAATAATAATGTATCATTAGCGAATAAGAAAAATTCAGCATTATTACACTCGTGTGATGGAACCCAAACCTTTATTTCAAGTCCTGTAACACAACCTGGAGGTATTATAGGGACAGGATTTTTTTCAGCAATAACCTTTATTGTAAAATTTGAAAATTGTTCTTTTGTGTATTTCTCATCTCTAGGGTTGTCTTTACCTTGAGTATATGGAGTTGAACCTATAACAGGTTCATTAACCACTATTTTAACATCCTGTAGAATATCAGACGCATTTTTTTCTAAATAGTTTTTTAATGTTTCGGCTCTTTTTTTAGATAAATAACCTGGGTCGACTTTTTTCTTTGGAGTTACCTCAGCATCGTAGTTAGTTACCTGTGATTCTCCTGAATTAATTTCAACTTGTATAACACTACCTTTATTCTTTTCTTTAAATGTTCTAATTTTTTGAATTGCATCATCAATTTTTTTAACATTCTCAGGTATTTTCCATTTACCCGATTGAAAAGTATCCGCAATGTCTATTTGTTCAGAGGGTCTATTTTGTTCAGTAATAACTCTACGAACAATATTTTCTAAATCTGACTCAGTTAGACGTATTATTTTTTTAGACATAATATATTTGTTTAATTATAAATATCTGCATATAAAAAAAGGGGACCATTGGTCCCCTTTAATATTGAATTTAAGATATATTATCTTAAAGAGTTCAAGTCGAATGTACGAACACCATCAACGATGATTCTACCGTAGAATCTGTTGTTCACCATCTTCTTAGCGTATCTAGTCATGATACCTTTGATTGGAGTGAAGTTGAATGGATTGTACATAGTTGGTGTCAACTGTAGAGGTACATATGGTGCGTAAACGTAACCAGTATCCAATAAAGAAGAACCTTTATGACCCATCAATACAGTGTTAGGTGGGAAGTAAGGGTCACGGTAAACTTGATATCTACCTGATAACGTACCTACTCTCTCAATACCCATGTTGTATTGGTCTTG